GGCACCAGTTGCATCATTAGTAGCTGTGGTATTGGCTGTAATAGCATTGGTGTCACGATGACCGCAGACCTGTTGTACGTCGAGGATGGTGTAGAGGTCACTACCCATTCCATGCTCAAACAGTTCGGTCGATGCCCGCGTGCGTGCATGTACAAGTACGTGGATCGTCTCAAGAAACGGTTGGCCACTAAGCGAGACATCCCGTTGCGCCGTGGTACGTGGATGCACAAACTCCTTGAAGAGCATTACGCCGGACGTGACTGGAAGAAAATGCACCGGGCACTGTCTGACAAATTCAACGAGCTATTCGACGAGGAACGTGAAGCACTTGGTGACCTACCACGAGAGTGTGCAGTCCTCATGCGTTCATACCTATGGCACTACGGTGCGAATAAGGCGGATCGATTCCACGGGTGGGACGTACAGGCCACTGAGTTGACGCTGGAGTGCCCATGGCCGGATGGCCGGGGCATATACCGGGGACGCGTAGACTTGCTCGTACGCGACGAATGGGGGCTCTGGATCGTTGACCACAAGACACACAAGTCCTTGCCGGGTATGACGTTTCGGCTGCTCGACTTCCAATCGGCATTGTATATCTGGGCTGCATGGGAGATGGGGTATGAGGTCGATGGGTTCATCTGGAACTACATTCGTACCAAGACACCATCCACACCATCGCTCGCATACGCCGGTAAGCCACAGGAACGTCTTAGCACGGCAGCCATCGATACCGACTGGCCAACGTACTACCTTGGTGTCAAAGCGCTTGACCGGTTGAACGATCCGGTGGCCATCGCCAAACTGGCGGAACTGAAACGCCATCGGTGGGCAGGACCAGACACCATTCAAACGTCCCCGTTCTTCCGACGCGACACACTCGAGAAGGACACAGACATGTTGGTGCGTGTGGTCGGTTCGGCCATGCGTACGCGGGACGCCATGCGCAACTATGATTGGGAACAACGAGAAACTGTAGAGCGTACCGTCGATCGATCGTGCGACTGGTGCGACTACGAAGCGATGTGTTCGGCAGAGTTGTACGTCGGTCACGCTGACAACATCCGGCGTCAGATGTTCCGTGTGGGTGACCCCATGGATTACTACCGCGATGACAAGTCCGAAACTCAATCAAGCGATTGACCCCAGTCCACACACCGGCAACGATGGAATCCCGATGATCGGAGAGGGTGATGTTTGAGTTCGTATGTGACCCATGCAAGGAGGCGGCAGATTGGCGTTCACGACGACGCAACCCGAACTCCGCAAAGTCGATTGATCGTACCGTAATGGGCCATGGGAACTGCCTCGGTGGCACTCGGTGTGACTGTCAGCATGTGGTGCGTTGATGGCAACCAAGGACTATGCCGCAATCGCACGGGCCAAGATACGCAAGCCGTCTGACAGCAAACGCAAGCCGCGCATTCTCGTGTACGGCCGGAACAAGAAAGGCAAGACGCGGTTCTGTTCCACGGCACCAGGTGTCCTCATCATCGACCCTGAATCAGGCACCGATCACGAGACGAAGATTGATCCATCCGTGTGGCCGGTGGACAACTGGGACGACATGACGGACGTCTACAACTTCCTACGCACGCGGGCACCCAACCCACACACCAAGGAACCTATCCAGTGGATTGCGCTTGATGGCATCACACGCATCCACAACATGGCTCTCCGGTGGGTGATGAACCAAGAGGAAGAACGGAACCTCGACCGCAAGCCCGGCCAGGTTGACAAGCGCGACTGGGGACGTGCGAACGAGATGGTCAAGGGCATGCTGGCTAACTTCCACACCATCCGGGACGTAGGGATCATCATCACTGCGCAGGAACGTATGCGCGAAGTCGAGGCAATGTCCGAACAGGACGACGACGCCGAGCAGGCAGCGTTCATCTTCGTTCCGGATCTGCCCAACGGTGCACGGTCGCAGGTCAATTCCATTGTGGACGTGATCGGCCGGATCTACACCGTGCGCGGTGAGTTCACCAAACGAGTACGCGACAAGGACGGCAACGTGTCCACTGTCGACTATCAAGTCCAACGACGGCTGTGGATTGGTCCACATGAGTCGTACGACACCGGGTATCGTTCCGAATGGACGCTTCCCGATTTCGTTCGGGAGCCAACGGTTCCACGGCTCATTACCGTCATGCGTGAAGGGATCAAGGGCAAGTAATGGCAGCAACCGCAAAGGCAATGGACTTCACCAACGTCACGGACGGTGGGCAGTTCCAACCCCGTCGGGTTCCGGCCGGTGACTACCGTGCGAAGATCACCGCAGTCGAGGACCACACCAGCAAGGACAGCAATGTCCCCAACAACTGGGTGTTCACCATCGTGCTCACGAGCCGTGCGCGCAACACCTACCCGTACTACTGCGGCTTCGACGTGAAGCAAGCATGGAAGGTCCGGGGTCTGTGCATGGCGGCTGGCCTCAACGTCCCCAAGAAGCGGGTCAAGGTGGACCCCAACAAGTTGGTGGGCAAAGAGATCGGTGTGGCCATGGAAGACGACGAGTACGACGGCAAGACCAAGTCGGTCATCGCCGGTGTCTTCCCGGTGTCCGAGCTGTCCGAGGACTACCCCGGTGCTGGCAGCGGAGGCAAGTCGTCTTCCCGTTCTTCGGCCAGCAATGACGACGTAGACGACGACGCAGACGACGACGTGAGCGACGGGGACGCCGACGAGTTGGATCTGGAAGAGATCTAACGGGTTTGACACCAGGGCCGCTTCATGCGACATTGTGTGTGATCGGCGCGCATGACGGCCCTGGCAATGCCCAACCGGGGTGAATACATGGCCCGGCTGACGTGGGTTTTCCTCCCTCGGTTCCCCACGTTGGCCGGGTCTTCGTCCAGAAAGGACAGTCATGCCAGCAACGCCACACGCTTGGGACTACTCATCTCTTGCCCCATTCGAAGCCAAGTACCGGGGTACGTGTGCCGGGTGTGACGAACGCTTCGAGCCAGGTGACTTCGTGGAATACCGCCATGGTGCGTTGTTCATCAGCAACCACATCCACGACGACCCGCTCCAGATGGACCCAGAGTCCACAATGTACCCGCGCGTGATGCCCACCGGCCGGAAGGCATCTGACGCGTGCCAGAGGTGTTTCCAGATTCCGGCCAGCAACGGCACCTGTGGGTGCCTGTGAGGAGATGCACGATGACCACACCTACGGGTGACACGCTCAACATCGAGGACAACAAGGTGGTGCGCCGAGCGCGTGCCGGTGGCTGCACCTGTACCTGGGTGTGGGTGGCGGACGACGAGGGCGGTACCAACGCCGCTGTGTTGCTCCCGTTCGCATTGGACTGCGCCTATCCGCCTCACAAGTAACCGGAGATACCTAGGATGGCACAGCCGGAGTCCAAGCTCTCACGCGAGATCCTGTCGTGCTTGCGCGCTCGAGGCATCTTTGCGTTCAAGGTCCACGGTGGGCCAACCATGATGGCCGGACTGCCCGACATCATCGCCTGCATGCCCACGGTTGCTGAGGTCGACTACGGCACATACGTGGATGATGCCGCACTCGGGTTGTTCATCGGCTTCGAGACCAAGACGCCATCCGGTGGCGACCCGTCAGCCATCCAGCAACGCGTACACGACAACATCAAAGCCGCGCACGGTCGGGTGTATGTCGTCCGGTCCGTTGAGGACGTTCTGACGGCCTTGGACGATGCGGGGTGGTCCGGTATACCCGACAACCCGGTTTAACGCCTCTGTGGACCTCTCAGGGCCTTCAAATGACGGCTACAACGATGCCCCGGTCATCCCATCCACGGGTGCCGGGGCATTGTCGTTGGTACGTCAGGTGAACGTAACGGATCCGGGGTATTCTCGTGCAACATCCTCGAGCGTACGCTGCCGTGACGACAGGTCATCCGGTGACGAGATGGGGTCGAACGTGTCCACCTCGACATCACGGCCGGTCCAATCCTGCCACTGCATCTTACGCAACCCGAGCACCTCGGGGTTGATCACGAAGTATCCCTCGCACCCGACCACCACGTAGGTTGATGGTCCTTCGCCAGTCGATGCGTCCAACCCGGAGGCAACCCAGGTGTGGGTGCCGTCGTCCATCACGCCGACGATATGCTCCCCGCATTCAGGGCACCGATCCGTCAGGTACGGCTTGACCAGCTCGAGCGCGTCTTCCGGTTGTGGCCGGAGCAACAGTTTGGCAACCGCGTCCAGGTAACGCGCAGTCCGTAGTTCGATTCTCATGATGTCTCCCTCAGTTCCTGGTTCGTTTGGGCAACCGGCCGTGGTCCCTGAGCCAACGCACGAGCACGCGGTTGGCGTCGTCCCTTGTGGACGGATCGAGTACAGCCACACCATGACCGTCATCCTCAAGCCCGGTGAGCGCCGTCAGGGTGTCAATGAGCCCATCCACATTGGACTGTTCCTCGATGGCTCCGAGAATCCAATCCAGGTTCTCGTACATCCGTTTCTGATCTTCGGCGTCAAGCATGACGTTCACCCCTTCAGTTTCGCGAGGCCCTCGTTGACGTTCGCCACACGGGAGGTGACCGAGGTACCCACCGGACGCCACGATACCGCGTGAACGCCTTCGGGGGTGACGTGCGAGTAGGTGAGGGTTAGGGTACCCACGTTCGTGCGCGTGAGCTGAACACGCACCGAGTCGTTGTTGCCGGGTACCGCATTAACCTCGCACCCGTGATCCTTGGCCCAGTCAACGGCGGTCTTGAAGATCCGGGGCATATCGGCAATGGATACCTTCGGCGCTGACGCACGACGACCACGCTTCGCGGTAACGCCCAACGCCTTGTCCAGTTGCCGCTGTACCGCGTCTTGATCCGGGGCGGGTACAGCCTCCTGATACGGGCGACCCAACCGCGCAACCTTCATCGTCGGTTCGTTGTCGGACAGCGAGCCCCACACCGCGCCGGAGCCCGGACCACCGTTAGCACGGCACCAGGCACGCCCTGCCGGGGTGCGGGGGTGTTCGCAGTTTTCGTGTGACATGCCCATCGTGGCCTCCTCGGTTCGTTTCAACAAGCAAACCTTACCACGAGGCCCGAAGGCCCCGCAATAGGTCAGTCGTTCGCCATGTCCCCGGCGTCAGAATCCATGTACTCAACCACGTCATCGATCGTCGAGTCCGTAACCGGGTAACCGGTGATCTCTTCGATGATTTCAATAGCGATATCCGCCACAGGGTCACCGCAGTTGATCGAAGTCATCAGGTCGATGGCCGTACGCCCGACCGAGTCGCCATACGCGACCAGTTCCCGAACGATGGTTTCCATGTCGTCGTTTGTCATGGGTTAACCTTATCTCACGCGCGAAGGTTTCGCAACAGATGTGGATCAAACACACGGGCCGTTCTCAACGGCTGCGTATGCGTCATCAAGGTCGAGGCCTGCATCCCATGCGTACATCTGAACCATGGCGTAATAGTCATCCCACGAACCCGTACCGGCGTCCGCGTCGAGGTAGGCCCGTTGGGCCTTACGCAACGACTCAACGTTTTCGAACGCGTCGTCAAGTTCCTGTTCCCGCACCGACACGCGGTAGGTAACCTCGTCCATGCCATCGTGCTCCGCCATGAACTTGCGGCAGTTGGCGCGAGCAGCGGGGGTCATCAGGTGTCCGTGGCCGGTGTGGTTCGTCATGTACTTAACCTACGTCCGTGCCGGAGGCCTGTCAATAGCCCCCGGCCAAGATCTTTCAACTTTTCTTCAGCGCGTTCTGCACGGTGGCAATTGGCTTGTGATCGGGGAACGCGTTCGTGGTGTACGCCACGAGATCGGCCAACACGCCTTTCTTGGTGCGCTTCGGGGAACCGGTGATGCGCTTCGCTGCCATCATGACGGAACCTTTGGACATCCGCATACCCGGCATCAGGATTTCCAGAGCCAGCGCCGACTCGAGGGCCATCAACCGGAACAGGTGCACGTGTTCGCCGGTGACCATCGTTCCTACATCGGGGGTGTGCTCAATCGCCATGTCACGCCTCCAGTTCGTTCGCCGAAGTGTTACCACCCACACGGCCGGACCGTTCGCCGGAGGCCCCACGAGCGATCTCAACTCGCGAGGCAGCGTCACGTCCGGACGCACGACCAGCGGCTGCCGACGAGCTGTTTTCCCGTGCGCGCCAGGCGCGCTCCATGGCCACCGTAACGGCCTTGTACGGGTGTTCCTTGCAACGGCCGGACGGGTTCACCGCACAGCGCGGGCATGGCGTGTAAACAACCTCAGCGCCTTCGGGAGCGGCCTTCGGGGGCTGCGGACGCAGGTTCGGGAAACGACCCCAGAACGCTTCCTTGATGCGGTCCGCGCGTCCATGCATGACGATGGCACCACCCTCGCGGTCAGCCGCGTCACGGGCCATACGGAGCCGCCAGTTGAGCTCATCCGCGAACGACTCCGCGTATGCCTCGCGGTATGCATCGGTCTTGTACCCGAGGCCAGCCGCCCGAACTGGTTCATTCCGCAGCCCACATTCACGAACGTAGATCCGCTGGACCTTGGACCGGTTGGCAGCAATCTTGCCAGCACCACGTCCCCATGCCTGGTCCGCGATCACCCGACGCTCGAGGCCAGCGTTGCGCAGGCGCCAGATGTTCTCCGCCTCCGGCAGCGCGGCATCCCAACGAGGGTCAATCCGCGTCGAGAACATGAGCAGCGCGGCAGTCCACAGGTACTCCGCGTACCGCACGTCTCCCTCGTACCCGCAGATTGTAGCCACGTACCCGTCCTCCCACCGGAGGGTGGTCATGCAACCCGCGTGCGACACGATCGACCGCAGGACCTGCGTGTAGTACCGCTCGAGATCCCGTGATGCGTTCACGTCGTAGGTGGTCACCCGAATATCGTGGAAGATCGGTGTGGCAGCACCGGGGTCGGTAGCCAGCGCAGCTTCCTGGTCGATGCGGTACTTCCGCATGAGCGTCTCCGCCATCGCGCGACACGAGGCAGCCTCGGCCTCCGGCGTGTTCGGGTGATCGGCCCGTGCGAGCAGAGCCTGGATCTTGGATGCGTAATCAAACATCGGAACCCCCTCGGTTCGTTGGTGTCAAGGTTGACCTTACAGGGTGGGGGGCCAAGTCGCAACCCCCCAACCGGTCTGGCTTCACGCGATGGAGCGAATCTTCGTGGTGGCCTTGGCCGGGGTGGACTTACGCGCGGTCCGGGTGGCCGGACGCCGAGTGCCCCAGTGCAGCATCGCAGCGGTACCGATCAACGTCACGGCCGGAATGACCGCGATCAGGCGCGACAGCCAGTTGTGGTCCGCAGCAAGGAAGTTCATGCCCAGCGTCATCAGGACACCAATTATGAACGCACCAACAGAGATCCCCTTGCCCAGCCGCGTCGGGGCAGCCGTGATGTACCTGGAAGCGACGATCATCATCCCGTCAACCGCGATTGCGAAGACGTGTCCCACACCATGCGCACCTTCGCCAGCACGCGCCACGACCTCCACCGTGTGCCAGTACGACTGGTACGCAGCCACACCAAACACGGCCAGCGCGGGCACCGTGTGGTGCAGGTTGCGCGTACGCACGAACTTGGCAGCGCGAGAGGTGCGAGTGGCGGGCTTCCGGGTGGTGGCCATTGTGTCCTCCGTTTGTGTGTTGGTGTTGCTACCAACTTAACCTCAGATGAGGGGAACCGTCAAGTCCCGCACCTCATCCTTTCGGATGATTCTGAGGGGGCCAGTCGGGAGTCGAACCCGAGCCGTTGGAGTGGGATGCCTCCCACGTCCACGAGAACCGGTGCCCCGGTCTCTTCCGGTTGACCTTCCATCAAGCCCCATGCAGGGGGCCGAAGCCCCCCGAGGGTCGTACGTCACGCCTCCGGCGTAGGCTCGGTTGCCAGAACCTGGCGGACCGCGCGCACGGCCTGGTTGGCGTCGCTCATGTCGAAGCCGTACTTGTGGCCCTTGCCAACCCAGTACCCGGCCTTGCGCAGGGCAACCCGCAGGTCGTATGCGGACATCTCCAGCGCCGCTGCGATGTCGGCAGCACCGTAGGTGCCCTCGTCCGTGAACAGGTCAGACGGGGTGTCCACGTTGACCGACTCGATCGAGGCGATCTTCGACAGCGCACGGGTAAAGACCCGGTCGCCATCCTTCAGGGTCAGGCCCTTCGACGTGGTGCTGGTGTACATGGCAACCACGGTGGAGCCATCGGTCAGGGTGAACGCGTAGGTGGTCTTGGGGGTCAGGTCCGCGATGGTGAGCTTCGACATTTGGTGCCTCCCGGTGTGGGTGGGGGTCCGGCCGTTCCGTTCCCCTTACAACAACTACGCTACGCGCCTTCGGAGGCCCGCGCAATAGTTTTCCCATCCGACTTTCGAGGGAGTTTTAGTTGACCGAAAGGTTGAGGTCCCAACGGGAGCCTGCGGAGATCAAGACCGGCACGATACCTAGCATACGAGAAGACGGAGTCAAAGCCGCAGACTGGCGCACACGAGAGAACCCCCAGGTCAGACCGCCATCCAACCCAGGGGTTCCCCCGCACGGAGGTGCTCCAGCGACCTACACGCGAGCACTCGTCCGTGGCCGGGTAGTCAAACCCGCCTGCATCATGAGGGCCGTCAATCGACGTTCCCGAGCCGCCTCGGCAGCACGCACAGCTTGAAGGACGGCAGGTTGCCGGATGTCCGGCAGCGTGACGGGACCTTCCTCCAACCACACCGCGCGGTCACGGTCCATAGCAGATCGTGGCGTACGGACGCGCTGAACGGGCTTGGGGGTTGGTTGTGGCTTGGGGGCAGACCCGGCCATCCATTCCGCGAACTCGGCATGCATCGTCAGCATGTCCTCCTCCGCGAACTCATACCGGCCACCGGAACCAACCGGCGTGACCGATGATGCGTCGGACCTGAGAAACCGGCGAAGCGTCTTGGGGTCGGTACCCAACGCGTCCGCAACGGCGCGACTGTCCACTGTGTTCTCCCTCGGTTCAGTTGTGTGTGCACCGGTGCCCACCGATGCGTGTTGGACCATGTTACATCGGTTGTCAACATGCGACGATGGGAGGCCCCGGAGGACCCCCCGTCAGTTCGTTACGCTTTGCGTGCGCACACCGGACCGATACCCGCCTCGCGAGATGCCTGGTTGGTCAGCGTCCGACCACAGTGCCCACACGATCCAACCACCTGGCCGAAGCGGATCATTGCACCGTTGGGGTCCTCGGCGATTCGGCGAGCCAAGGTCAATGCACCGTTCTCGATCTTGAGGAACGACCACACCAGGTCACCGTGTGCGCCACCGACACCCGAAACCAGGTAACGGTTACCGCGCTTGGACTCCTTCATCCACAGATACGTGTAGGCGTCCGGGTTGTCGGTGTGGGGGAGGGCGTACCGAGTGCCGGTGTGGTGGGCCATCGGTAGGGCCTTCAGTACGTCCTGCAAGGCGTGGCGCTCGTTGGGGGTGTCCACAGGTGCAACCGGCGTCGTCGTTGGCTCCACGGCCAACTGGGCGGGCTTCGCGGGAGCTTCCAGGTGCTTGCGCAACCGGGTGATGGTGTCCGACACCTGTTCGCGGGTGAGGCGGGTACCAACCACACGGCCATCCTCGACGATCGCGCGTTCCATCCACCATGCGCGAGCCGTGGCCTCAACCACGGGGTTGTGATCGGCCAGCTTGCGGAGGAGTACCATCACGAACCCAACCTGCTTGGACGACGCCTGGTTGTGCGCCTTGGCCAGTTCGCGAGTGGATTCACGCGGAGCCTGGGTGCGAAGCTTGTTCAGTGCGGCAGTCCGCATGTCGTCAGCAGTCATCGGAGCCCGACCCCGCTCGGCGTCACGAGCGCGCAACGCGTCGATGTCATCCAGCTGATCCATCGTGTACCCCATCGTGGCCTCCTCGGTTGTGGTGATGAGGACTACGCTACCCGCAGCCCTCACCACCGTCAACAGGTTTGACCAAGATTTTTCACTTGGCCTTGTTCTGGCAGCTGGCACCAGATCGCTCGTTCTGCCAGTTCGTGTCCGTGCAGATCAACTTGCCGTTGTCGGCGTTGGTCACCTTGACCACGATCAGACCCGGCTGATCCTGATGGAACAACACTGCACCGAGGTACACCTGGGAACCCTTCGGCGCACTGGCGTACCACGTGTCACCCGGTGGCCGGAGGGGATCGATGAACTTGTTCCCCTGTCCGGCGTTCCATGTGACGACGACAGCCGTCTTGTTCTCGACATGGAACTTCAACCGAACAGGTGCCGTGGATGGACTGGTGTGGGGTGCCGGATCTGGCACACCTGGCTGGTTGGGGTCGTGACCAACAGATGGAGGTGGTGACTGGTCTGGACAACCACCCGACTGCAATGCGAGCAGACCGGCCATCACAAGGCCCATTGCACGGTACCGCATCAGATCACTACCGTTCCGGTACACGACACACCAGCACCTCGGTCCTTGTCGTTGTTGTCATGGCACAGAATCCGGCCGTTGTTGTTCTGAATGACCGTGATCTTGAGCCAACCCTTTTGACCGATGTGGTAGTAGTCCGTCGATACGGTCACCACCTGGCCCGGCTTGGTTGTCACCGTCCAGTGACAGTCGTTGTCACAACGCTTCGACTTGTACCCAGTGCCGTAGTTGTACGCGGTCACGGTACGATGCGGATCCTGATCGAGCCAGAACGTGATGGACACGTTACCGATGCCCTTACGGCTCGGTGCCGGATCGGGGTTGGGTGCGGGATTCACCTTACGATGTTGTCCTTCCTTGCACGATGGGTCAGCCACACCAGTGGCCAACGTCAACGTGAGGAACGTCACGGCAACGGCTTTGATCACCGCTTGTTACCCCCCTTCGATCCTCCGCTACCACCCTGGTTACCGCCCTTGCTACCGTGCTTGTCTCCACCACTGTTGGAGCTCACACGCCCTCCCGTGTTCGGCGAATCGTTGCGCCTGTCGCCGGACGATGATCCCTGGTTGTTTGCCATGAAGCTATCGTACCACATCTTCACCTCACGACAATAGCCCCCGGCCACCATCCACAAAGGACAGATGACCGGGGGCTACGTGGTGCCGTCGTGTTACTCGCTGACCGACGTACGCCGACGACGCGCGGGAGCCGCCTTCGCCGGAGCGGTCTTGGCGGGAGCCGCCGCCTTCTTGGCCGGAGCTGCCTTGGCGGCCTTGCTGGCCTTGGCCTCAGCGAGACCTTCCTGGGCCACGGCCTTGGCCTCACCGGACTTGATCAACTTGATCACGGCCTTGACGGTGGGGTCGTTCGCACCACGCGGAAAGTCGTACCGGGAGCGATCGGTGCCGATCTCGCGCGCCAGGTGACCGTCCTTGGCGAGCTTGCGGAGCAGCATCCGGACAGCCCGACCATCGTACTCGATGCCGGTCTCCTCGGTGACGTGCGCCGCCAGCCAGTTGCTGTCGAACTCGGACCGGTCGGAAGCCGGAGCGGCCTTCGTGGCGGCCTTGGTCGGTGCGGTCTTGGTGGCCTTCGCGGGTGCGGCCTTCGCACGGGTGCGCTTGGCCGGGGTCGGAGCGGGCTCCTCCTCGGTCAGTTCCTCGAGGTCGTCGTCCCCGGCGTCGTCGGTGATCTCTTCGAGGTCGTCCAGTTCTTCGATCGCTTCGGCGGGCTGGGCAGCCCGGCGTCGTGCAGCCATGTTGATCCTCCGGTGTGGTTGGTTCGCTGAGTGCAGCCAACGTACCGCTCACCACTGATCGCTGTCAAATCGCTTTGAGAGCCAGCGTGAGCCGTTACGATTGCACCACCCACACCAATACCCGGCGCACGCGCGCCAACGTCTTACGGGAGCGCTGAATGCCTTTTGTAGCCCTGGTGTACGTGACCGAACGCGAGCACGTACGCGCCATCGTGGATCGTTACTCGTCAGGCGATGCTGGTCGTATCGTTGGGGTGTACACCATCCCTCGAGCGGGCACCGTATCCACGTGTAACGGATGGTGCAAGGAAGGACCAGGTTGGAAGCGTGACGATTCCGGCGTGATGGTGCACGCGTGTGGAGGCAGACCCCGTGATTGGCGCGCTCGCATTCGCATCTCTCTCCTCGATACCCTAGGTATCAACCGGCTACCACGCTCGCGCACACCGGCTATGTTCCAGAACCCGGAAGGATATGGCAAATGAACGTTGATCCGGCTGACATCCATGATGTCATCTCAGCACTTCCCAAGTTGGGTGCTAACATCGTCACACCCAATGTGGACAACATGACCGCACAACAACTTGTCGCCGAAATGCGAGTTTTACCGTACGGCTACCGCGTGGTCATCACTCAGGAACCATCGATGTTGATGCACGGGCGTGAGGCGACGATGGTTACATTGTGGTACGGCAAAGAAATGCTCACTCGACACCTGCACTACACGGACTGATGTGGACACTACTCTAGCCCCCAGCCAGACCGTCCATTGAGGACAAATCTGACCGGGGGCTGAGTGTTACTTCGGGGTGACCTGGCCACCGACCGGAACCACCGGTGAGGCCGTACTGGCCGGAGGTGGCACGGGTGCGCCAACCTGCGTCCGTACGAACATCGCACCGATGGCAGCCGCCAGCGTCATGATGACCAGTTGCTTGCCGTCGTCCAGGTGTAGACCGAACGAGATCGCCACAGCCAGGGCCGCCTTCAGAATGCCGAGCAACAGCGGCAGCTGTCCGTCCGACACCTTCCAACCGGTCCATGCTCCGGCGATGGCAACGGCCAGAGCGTTGATGGCCCCTTGCGTGGTGTCACTCAGGTTCCACCCGAACGTGGATACGGCCATGACAACAGCCGCCACGAGAGCGGTGTAGATGGCCGGATCACGGGCTAGCTTCATTGGTACCTCCCGATGTTACTTGAGCGGGCTGTCCGTGAACTTGGCGCGCACAGCGTCCGCGATGTGATCCACGTCCGCCTGCGTGACAGACGTGTTAGGGTCGTTGGCCAACCCTTGAAGGACACCGGCCACGATGGCGGAAGTGTCCAGTCCGGACTTGTCCACGGCGCGGTCCTCATAGCCTGCCGGGATGGTTCCCACGATGTTGACGAGGTTGCGAGCGACCGGGGGACCAGCCGCCCACGAGTGGTTTGCGGAAGCGAACTGAGCGTCCGTCCACTTGCCATCGATGAGGGACTTGATGCTGTCCTTCTCAGTCTGGCCAACGACCGAGCAGGTCATTCCCGGCGTTCCGAAGAACGTGGGACTGTTCGGATCACCGGCGCAACTGAAGAACGTCGGGAAATTTACGGTCACGATCTCTCCCGGTGTGGGTGCGGCAGACCCGAAGGCCCGCGCGGGACGGTTGGCGATGGCGTCATCTGCAAGATCCAGCATTCGCTGGAACCCGGCCTCTCGTCGCAGAATCGAATCACGCCACCACTCGAGGTGGGTATGCCAGAGCACGGTGTCCGTAGATGACACCACACCCTGACTCGGGTTGTTCGTGTCGTACCGACGCTTGACCGAACCATCCGGCGTGAAGTTGAACGCGCGAAGTCCGGGAATGCGTGCCGGATTGGCACGAAGGTCAGCCAGGATGTAGTTGTTCCAACGAATCCAGGCAGCGTTGCCAGCGCGCCATCCGTCGCCAACGTCCATGGCTGATGCGAAGTTAGAGCCGTGCGACAGTTCGAACCCCGCGTAGTTGCGGTCACGTGCCTGACGGACCGAGTAGTCCTCTGTGGACGATCCGACGAACGAAGTCACCGGCAAGTGAAGCTTACCGATGTTCTTGATGTCCAACGGTCCACAGTGGTAGCCACCACCACTCAAATGGGACTGATCGGGAAGCACGCCGATGTCACCCACCGGAATGCCGATCTTAGCCGCGAGGCGTTCACGGAATGACGGCAGATCAGTTGCCGGAGGCATGTCCGTCATCGTCGTTCACCTCCGTTCCATCTTCGTTCAGACCAAACTCCGAACGACATTTCTCACGCCATTCTTCGATGGTCATCCGGTACGTGACCGGAAACTCTGCCACCTGGCCGGATCGTGCCAGATCTTCCGGATCAGCCAGTAAGTGACGAACATGAATGAAGCCATTACCGGCCTCAAAATCGTCCATCACCCATCGACGTTCCACACCTTGGATCGGTGCGTGATCCGGGTTGGGCCCTTGGATTAGTTCCATGTCCCTCCCGTGTTGTTACAGCGCAACCCCAGTGTTTCCAGGATCAGCGCCTACCCATTCGCACACCAACTGAATGGGAATTGAAGCCCCAGCGTTGATGACGACATTGCCACCACCGGTCTGTTTGAACACAGACAACAAAACCGACACCACCTGATCACTTGCAGATTGATACAGGTACTGAACGGTCTTCGTCATGAAGTTCTGGTTGGCCGGTGATGTTCCCACGATATCGTACGCATCCGTGAGAATGGTTGATGACGTGGTAGCCACCCCGGATGTACTCAAACGCAACCGCGCTCCAGGCATACCACCGGCCGTGTCTGTACGAAACAGCAAAGGTGATGTCCAAATGCGGTAGATCTCACCGGCCTTGATGACCAGGTTATCCACACGCAACCCACCAACCTCGGTTGCCGTGAAAGACATTGAGGTAATGCGCTGGCCCCAGCCGACAACGCGCTTGGACATCCGGTCAACATAGACACCCATCGCGTTAATAGGTGCCGGATCTGCCACGAATCCAAAGTTGACGTTCGTCCAGTCAAAGCCAGCCATCGATCCTCCTTAGCAACCGAGGTCTTGGCGCAACTGGTGCACCTGGAATGCAAACTCCCGGAGCGATCGTGCTTGTTCCGGGTCAGTTGGCGGATTCTTGAGAATTGCTTGATACCGATTATCGAGTCCACCGATGAGAGAACACCATCGACGATCACCTTCGGACCGTACATGACCGGAGTACCAGATGGACGTTCCCAGCACAATGAGAATCAGCACGACTGATGAAGCAATAGTGCGCCACAGATCCTTACGGATTCGTGCTATTTCTTTCTGCAACGCATTGATATGCTTAATCAGATCATCATGTACAGCGCCGCTCTTATCGAAGCGCTGGATGATCTCTTCATCCTTCATCGATTCTCACACCACCAGATGATCAAGATGGCTGCGAGGATGAGGGTGAGGCCGATTCCTGCGACCGTGGCGGAGTAAGCTGGATTTCTTGCTTGCCATCCCGCAGTCGCTTGAGGCTGATACCGGTCGGGACGCCGAGGATTGCGAGAGCTGCTCCCACCAGTAACGCGTTCACGTTGTCCGTGACGAGTTGCCAGATGAGCAGGAACGTCCCCAACCCGAGAAACACGACGTCTCTTATGATCGGAGGCAGCGCTGAATGCTTCACTCATGCACCCAACCATCTCTATTAGAAATTCGACACACGATGGTAGTACCCAGCGTCGCATCGAATCGTGTTGGACGCGCTTGCAGCCGCCCATTGAGCGGTGATCTCCATAGTCTGGTTAACCGTCGTATTGACAGTCGTTGCCGTCCCAGGAACCACCACACCATTGAACGCGCCAGCGCTTGGCAAGTGGCTGAAGAACAATCGTCCCCGGCAGGTTCCCGACACACCGGTAGTGGTGATGACGAGATCGAACTCCACACTCCAAGGAACGAACGTCGTTGCTGACGCAGGAGTGTTGATCGTGATCGCGGTGATCTGTACGCCAGCGTACTTGATGCGCATCACGAAGTTAGTTGCCGAAGCCGAATTGTCGTAGGTGCCAAACACCATCATCCGGTGTACCGCGCCTTGCGTTTGCGGACCAGGAATGGTGACACCCATCTGTTGGTTCTCAGATGTGCTGTTGCTGTATGTGTTCGTCGTGAACCTGGACGCACGACCGGTGAGCGCCGCGTCAATCTTGTCCATGTTCGCGTTCCAGGTTGCCGAACTCCAGGGCTCATTGGTACCTGGTGTGGGCTTCACAAGTCCCAGAGTCGGTGTCGTCGTATTACTCATACTGCCTCTCCCCAGATCGTGTTACCCCACTCGGTAACTCCCCACACCAGGAACGGCATGGCTTCTCGGCCAGACAGTTTCTGTTGAACGTCCTCACCCACCTGGGTGATCTGGACACCGGTCAGTCGGAAGTTACCCATCAGATTCGTACGGTCTGGGTCAGCCACACTCACGAGTTGTCCAGGAGAACGCCGGACATCACCAAAGGCTGATGTGGTGAACGTAGCACGCGGATACGCCAACCGAGCAACCAACTCACGTGCAATCATCAGCGCGTCAGCGGCCTTGTGAACGTTCGGAAGCGACACGCCGATGGATCGAGTACCCCGGTACGCAATCGATGTGTCAGACTGCGCTATCACTGCGGCATCGGTAGCAATCATCATCTTACCGGCCAACCCGAATGGAGCCAGATTGACGTTGTTCGCTACATACAATGTCCCCGCGTACTTACTGTAGAACTGCAACGACACCACACCGGGGGTCCATCCGATTATCGTCACGATCAAGTCGGACGAAGTCATGTATGTACCGGTACCGTCAATGGCCGTGTTGGCTGTGATGTAGTTGATAGCGTTCGATTCCGATGGCGGAGCAGCCGCGAGAGCCGATCCACTTAGGACAGACAACGGGCTGGTAGGACTACGCATCTCGATCAACGGATTGTTCGTCGCAATGTCGAGATACGAGTATCCGTTGGGGATGGTGATGAGCTGTGACGTGTTGGCAGCCACGGTGAAGTTCTCATTCACCTTTTGCTGTTTGTACGTCACCACTACCTGGTTGTAGATGTTGTTCACATCACGGACTGGCTTAAAGTCACGACCAAGATTGACTGAAGTGGACAGTGCCTCCCGAACGATGTTGTTCTGGTTCTCACCAAAGTATGTAATCGGCAAGTACTGGAATACGTCGTTCTCATCAAAGCCAACCTGAGCAAGCTCAGACAAGGCAATGTCTTGGATGACGGCAAACGCTTCCCGAGGCGCAACCTCTCCCACACCATCCAGTGTGAGGAGCGATCGACGCATGTTCACGTCCACTGTGTATGGTAGGTCACGTGCCCACGGGACGCCGACAGCACTACTGAACAACCCCTTGGGACAACCCTGGTTCGGGCCAGCGCCCATGCGGAACTCAGCAATCGGCAACCACGACTTGATGTTCACTTGGAAGGTGTCGTCAGTCAGCGGTTGATCGGTGATGTTCAACGAAAGGCCATTGACGATAGTTACACCGTCGATTGTGGACACGAACAGTCCATGATCCAGGTCCCATGACACACCAATGTGATGCCAGAGTCCGTCTGTCGGAAGTGGACGGTCAGTCAGCGTGATCTTCGTGCCCGCTACCCCATCCACCAAGATGCCGTACGGACGCCGGTTGTCCGAGGGGACGTTCAGTTGAACGTACCGCGTGTGACCGGCATTCTGGATCTCGATCTGGACAAGGAAGAATTCCGATGTCTGGAATGATGTAGCAATGTCCGTAGCATCACCACGAACCCAGCACTCCATCCGTCCACGGAATCCAGACTGGGACATGAAGTCGTATCCCGGTCCAAGCTGAATCTCACCAGCCGTACTGGCAACCTTCCACGTCTTGATGCCGTTGATGGCAACGTCAGGTGCTGCCGTACCAGGGAAGGGACCATCCACAAAGGACGGACGATCATACGCCGAGACACTGGCCGATGAGTACTTGACCACACCTGCCTGGAATCGGGTGTATTTGGTGTCCGGCCAATACGAATGCAGCGATCCGTTCATCGGCATGTACAGGCGAGTTCCGTTAGTCAGCGGAGGCGCATTCCACAAGCCTGATTTCCAATGGGCGTACCCGATCAACCAGGTTGCTTCACAACCTTCGTAGAACCCGTGGACCGGAGGAGGCTGGATTGGTGCAGCCAACTTCAACCGACTACGTGATACAGCCTTGAGCGTCACGCTGTCGTCCCCAATGGACAGATCACTCATCTGTCCGGTGAAGATACGACGAGATGACAACCCATTGGCAGTCACGATGTCAGAGCCGATGGCAACTCCAGGCACATCTCGATCAACGTCGTAGTTTGCTTGGTCAGAACGAAACTGGCTGAAGACGATCGTCGGATCGGTGCCCACATCGGACAGTACCTGGGCAGATGTCTCTGCCACACCGAGGTTGGATGTGTCCGTAATGCCTTGCGGCATGCCGTCATCCAACGACTTCGTAACCGCAACCTGGCCAACGGCCAACGGGGCATTAAGTCCGGTCCACACCTTGTCGATGTCCCACGAGATCGGCAATGTCGAGGTGACACCAGACCCCAGGTAGAACCCGTACGCCATCTGTCCGGCCGTCGTTGGTGTGGTCACATCAAGGCCCGACGCGTGCCAATCATCCGGCTGTTGCTGACCGTCCTGCCACACCTTGGCTCGCAACATAGTTCCTACGCCTTGGAACCGTGCCCAGTACCACGCGTTGAGGTCGTAGTTACACGTGAGCGACATACCATCGAACAGATTTGGCAGGAACGATCCACCCACCAGTTGCTGAATGCGGACCTGGATCTCTCGACTCGGCCATAGTTCGACAGCGAGTCTCAGCCAGTTGTTCGAATCGACGTAACGCGCGAGGAGCAACGCATTCGCTGGCCCACCGGCGATGTACAAGCCGTTAGGCGTCAAGCGAAACTTCCATGCCATGTCAAAGTCTGCGGTAAGCACATTGTCAATGCGTGCAAGGTTAGTCGTGTTGACCGACGCATTGAGGATGTGACCGTAGGAACCGTCCACAGAGGAATTGGGAGCGTTGCTGATGCTGTACGTCTGTCCCCACTCGGACGTACCCCAGCCACCAGCAACGACTCGACCAAAGTTGTCTTGCGTAAACGGAGGGTTGAGGTTGTCTACGACGGTCCCGGAACCACCCCAGTCCACACCCAGCGATGGACCACTGCGTGTGACGGTACCCTTGGCAAACTCCGTGTCTTGCACCACGTTGCCTAGCGGGTCATCGAACGTGTAGAAACGATCGAGGGAGACACCGTCCATCTCGTCGTAGGTTGGCATTACTTCACCTCTTGCAGCACCAGGGTCGGGGACACCAGCATGTCCGGTTGACCGAAGCCGTACTGCTCCGGAATCGACAGCACTTGCACAGGGAACACCCCGGTACCCGGTGCCCACTGGTTGTCAGGATCTGTGCCTTCATTGAGCATGAACGACGACATGTAGATGATGTCACCAGCCGCAATCGTCGCTACGGTTGGATTCACCGATGCCCTTACCCAGCACGTGTTCGCCGGAGGTGTGGATGCACGGAGCATCACCATCTGCCAAATACTCAAGCTAGTCGTGAACGTTGATGAGTTCACAGTGGACAGAACAGTACCATCCAGTGCGAGCCATTCAAGTCGCAATTGGAAGTCAACCGTTCCACCACCTCCGAGCACCATCACCCAGAACGTGTACGGACGAGGCCATACCGGGATACCCGGCCACACCGAGGACGGCTTGTCGAGCACCAATGACGCACTGGCCGGTGTCGTTGTGGCGAAGTTCCACGCCAGCACTCGAGGGAACGGAGTGGACAACGACGCCACAGACGACAACGTACCACCAGTGCCCGACACGGTGAAGCCTCGGGTGTCATTACTCGCAGATGTGCAGGACGCCTGATTGGTCATCAGCACGTTTCGGCGACCGGGGTCAAGGAGCACGAACGGGCCAGTCCCGAAGTGACCTTCCTTGAACGAGTCCAGCCAATCGAATGTCTGCCTACCCAATGCCCCGTAGTTGAGCGAGTATTGCCGGGTAGCATCAAGGGCTCGCTGTACGCGTGCACCACCCGAGCCGGTGGGGAACACCGTAGTGCCCAACTGGCGCGTGGCCAGCATCCCACCGACTGGGTCGTACAGACGCCGCAACTGCCCCGGACGACCGAAGTAAATCCCGAGATCCGGTGCACTCATGGATGCCTCCCTGGCGACAGGTAACCACGGTACTGCGTACCGGATGCAGACGACGCAGCCACGAGATCAGTTTCCTCCCCAATGACCGACTTAGCAACGGTCCTCACGCCATGTCCGAGATCGGCGATGACGATGGGACGCACGCTGATCATTGGTGCCGGGGGTGGGGTGCCACCACGAGGCCCTGTAGAGCCCCCTGAGGTGCCCGCAGAGCCATTAACGGTCACGGTGCCATTCACGGTGGCCGGGGACGACGCAACGTTGGCTAGAGCCGCCATGGTGCGGTTCAACGTCTGCCGCATCGCCACGATGCCGTTGATGAAGCCCTGAACCGTGAACACACCCCACTGACGGAACAACTTCGACGGTGACGCAAGGCCCAACATACCGGCAAATTTCTTCAGCGGACCGGGGAGCAACCCGACCAGTGCATCTCGAATGCGTCCGGCCATCCCACGGATACCGTTGATGAGACCCTGGATCAGGTCTCGACCCTTTTGAACGAGCGCACCACCGAGGTTACCGATGGCGCTGATGATCCGGCGAGGAATCTGCGCCACGAACGAGATGAGCCCTGACACACCACCAGATGCCGCATCCTTCAATTGGTTGAAGAACGTACGGATTCGATCCACCACGGCTTTCACACCGTTGATGATGGCGATGATCCGATCGCGGGCACTGGTGAAGATACCCACGATGAAGTTCCACGTACCAACAAAGAACGACTTGATCCCACCCCACACCGTTGACACGATCGACGAGAACCGAGACCATCCGGCGTTCCAGATCCCCGTGACAACCGAGATGACCTGACCGATGATGATCTGGATGGTCTTGATGGCAATGGTGATGTAGGGCCCGATGAATCCCCAGACCGCACGGATGAGGTTAGCCATCCGATTCCAACCGGCATCCCACAAACCGACGATGAACCCGACCACTGCAGAGAACACCGCACCAAGTACGCGGAGCGCCGGACCAACCGTTGCATTCCAGATGGCGACTGCAACTGCGATGACCGCACCGATGATGGCGAAGGCCAACTTGACGATCGAGGCAATTGCGCCGAACACCGCCTGGAACAACGGGAGAAAGAAATTGAAGACGGCCTTGATGATGTTGAAGTAAAACGTGAAGAACCCAACAATCAGGTTCCAGATGAACTTGAAGAAATTGGCAATTGCAGTGAAGACCGAAACGATCTTTTGCCACAACGCCACGAAGAAATTAGCGAACGGGCCAGCGAACCATGCGCCAATCACCTTGAAGAACGACCAGATGGCATTCCACACCGTCTGGAAGAACCGTGTCTTGGTAGCGAGCAACACGATAATGGCTACAAGCGCGATGATGGCAAGGATGACCAGACCGACCGGACTTGCCAGGAACGAGATGTTCAACGCGGTCCAGACGACCTGGAAAACCTTAATCACCTGGATGATCTTGTACACGACGCCGACGAACACCAGCACCGCTGCCACGATGCCAAGGATGGTGACGATGGTTCGTTGTGTGGATGGTGACCAGCCCTGGAACGCGTTAATGGCCTTCGTAACCCCATCCACGATGCGACGCAGGGGAGGCAACAGAATCGATCCCAGCGTGATGGCCAAGGTTTCTAGAGAACCCTTCATCTGTTCCAGGGAACCCTTGAAATTGTCCATCTTGGTCTTGGCAACATCAGCCGCCTTGACCTTGTCCATAGCCCCGGCCATCTTGTTGAACCCAGCCGCGCCTTGATCGGCCAGTACCGCAGCCGCGCGAATGGCGTCAGAGCCGAACAAGGTCTGGAACGCCGCGAGTTTTTGTTCCTTGGTCAATCCGCGTGTGGCGTTCTGCAGTACTTGGCTGATTTCAGCGAGCGACTTCACCTTACCCGACTGATCGAAGAACGCGTTAGTGCCATCCTTCGTCAACAGACCGAGCTGTCGCGACAATTCGATCTGGTTCTTCGTCGTCGGAATCAGGTTGTTCAAGAACGTCTTCAGCGATGTACCAGCGTCAGATCCAACGATGCCTGCATTACCAAGTTCCGCGATGGCAACCGCAGTGTCCTGAAAGGACAGTCCAGCAAGATGAGCAACCGCACCAACCTGAGACAGTGAGAATCCGAACTGCGACACGTCGATGGCCGATGCGTTGGCAGCACCAGCGATGAGGTCTGCAACCTTCGGAAGCTCCTGAGCCTTGAGAGCAAATTGGTTCATCGCGTTGGATGCGATGGTAGCCGCCTCGGGCAGTGCGATGTCGCCAGCCGCTGCCAGATTCACCGTGGCATCAGCCGCACCATTCAGAATGTCCGCTGTGGACACACCAGCCTTGGCCAGTTCCTCCATCGCTTGTGCGGCTTCACCAGCGGAGAACTTGGTATCCGCACCGAGTTGCAATGCCTTGGCACGAATCTTTTCCATCTCTCCGGCCGTTGCACCAGACACGGCACGGATATTGGACAAGCCCTTCTCAAAGTCAGCCGCAGAATTGATGGCAACCGCGAAACCACCGGCAATGGCCAATCCGGCACCGATGGCCAACGTGGACGCCTTGCGCATCGCTTCACCGGACGCAACGCCTTTCTTACCCACGTTGTCCATGTCACGGTTCGCTCGAGCGACACCAGCGCCGTCGTAGTCAATCTTGATGGTGCCCCGGATCGATCCGAGCGAGCCGTTACCGATGGCCATCTATCCTCCCTCACTTGGAGCGGACGAACGACGCAGGATCGGCGAACCGTCCAGCGGGAGGTGGTGCAGGTTTTGCAGTATCACCGTCAGGCAAGTTCATGTAGGCGTCCCACACAGCTTGGCGAGCAGCCACGAGCATCTCCCGTGTGGTATTAGCCTTTTGCAATCGTGGATCATTCTCAGCCTCATGCATGTCGGATTCAACGCACGAGCCGAATGTCCACACTGCACGATCGATGGCAAACGCCAAGTAGGTGTCACCGGTTGCGCTTGGACCCCTTAGACCGAGAAGCTCGCTTGGTGGAACGTGGTACGCCTTGGCCATGCTCCACAGTTGCCACAGCACCAGCGGTCTGGTCAGAAAACCTCTCGGCGTCAGCCGTACCTCCAACTGTCCAGTTGAAGAGGTACATCTTGTCCTCGAGACCGATTTGGTCGGTGTATACGACTCCCGACTCTCGCTCATCGTCAGGAATGCGCCGTGTAAGGTTGCCACCCTCATCAGGCTTGTCGAGATCCACGAAATGCTTACGCACGATGGGATCCTTGACAACAAGAGGGAGCGTCCGGTCAACCAGCATGATGATCTTGCCGAGCTGATCGGGATCCTTGAGGATTGACTCCATGTTCACTTCGTCGTGGTCTTCCACACCCTTGCCACCACGAACGCGCTTGATGTGTTTCTTGTCCACGAACGCCGTCAGGCTGTCCGCTTCGCCGAGCACACCGGCCTTGACGAGTCCCGGCAGACCCATGCGTTCTGCGTGGCACGTCTGACCAGACGGTGTGGTGAGGAAGACCGTGGTGCCTTCGGCAACACTGCTCCCCCAAACGTTATTGACTGTCCCTTGTGGAAGATCGGTGGGTGGCATCCTAGTGCTCCAATAACCCGTAGTCGATGGATCAGAACGGACCGAAGATGGCCACCTGAATTGTGGTCACCGTGCCGGGGTGGTTCAGATTGATGCGACCGTTCGAGTCCCGGAAGCGCGAGGAATTGTCGATCCACACGACACGTTCCTCGGACGCCACGAAACCCGGTGTGGTCTTGGTCTGTGCGTTGGCGAACCCAGCCGACAGACCTGAACCCGTGGGGACCGGAGTCGTAGGGTCCGTGATGGTGTTGTTCGAGCCGCCAGTGGCTTGCGCGGTTGCACCGTTCTTGTAGTGAAGCATGTACCGCGCGTTGGGGGATGCCGTGAAGAAATCGGCAGCCGACACGTTCGTGTACGTCGGAGCGACACCCGACAGGTTGGGGAGCTGTACCGCGCTGGTCAGATCGGCCATTACGGAATCGCCACCCCAGCGGCCGCCTCGTTCTGCACGAAATCGTACAGAGAGTTCAGAGGCGGACCGGAAATGAGTTTCGAACCGAAGCCCTTGCCGGACGTGGCCGGGATCATGAACGCCCCGTCCTTCATCTCGGCCTTGATGTCACCGGTTGCCCTCGCTGCCCACACGATGCCGTGGAAGTCACCGCCGGAGTCCGAGAACGCCTGTCCCTCGACCTTGAAGAACGGACGCACTGCCGTGGTGCCGATGATGGGCTTGGTGAAGGTCTTCACCTGGTTGGGAGTGACACCGGTTGTCGTCACCGTGCCACCAGCGATCGCCGAGTACGCCTCCATCGAGATACCACCCGACTCGAGATCCCAGTTGACAACCGGGCCCTTGCCGTGACTCGTCTGGAGCGCGTCATCCCCGCGAAGATCTTCGAAGTCCTCGTTCTCCGTGAACGTGAAGGTCTGCGCATTGGGAAGGTCGATCGATGCCCCCGCGAGCACGGTCCGTGTGAGGTCCGTGTACGGGGTGATCTTGACATCCCGCAAGCCATACGGCAAGGGGATGGTATTCAGCGCCATGCGTTACTCCTTTCGTGACGCTGATCGATATTGCCTGGTCTCCATCAGGTCACCCGTTGACAAGTCGAACCGATGGAGTACGACCACACCAGACTGGCTGCCGCACCATCGTGACCGGCATTGGATCTCGACAACGCCGGAGGCATCCCCGATCACCACACCGTGCAACTTGTGTGGGCAGCGCAAGTCCATTGTGGTCAGTCCTTGGTTCCGCCGTCGCCACCTTGCGACTCGCTGACAACGCTTGCGGATTGCTGATCAGGCGGAGCGTTTTCCTCGCCGGACTTCACAGGATCGTTGTCGTACTCGACCTGCGACTGCATCGCCAATGCATCCGCTTCATCCATGAGTTCGGCCTGTTGCGCGGTTGCCGTTGGCGGGTACAGCTTGACATCGGCCGGAGCGCTGTCGTCCTTGGGGGACGATGTACGGTAGTCCTTGTCGATGACGATGAGTTCGCTGTCAGCGTCGATGTAGGGCCACGCGTCGTCGCTGATGCGGTCAGCCGGGATAGTCCACCCGTTGGCTGAGTCCCACCGGAGGGTCTTGTTCTCCACCGGGGGATCCAGCTCAGCCCATTGCTTCTCGGTGATCTCGCGAACATGCGAGGTGCCAACGTACTTGACGTACTTGGTCATGCCTTCCTCACATTCCTGATGCCACGACTGTGTACGTGGACGTTCGAAGGATGGTGTGCGTTTCCTGATCGCTCAGATCACCAGAGTCGGTAACCCAATCGATCGTAGTAATCCAGCCGGTGTCCGTCCGCACCCCATGGATCTCCGTCAGGATATCTCGAGCACGACGCAACATCGCATCGACTCGATCGTAGTTGTTACCGGCATCGTGAAACCACAGCACCAGTGAACGAGGACGACTGTCTCCCACACCAATCGTCGTCTCTGCCCAGCGCTGTACGATGTACGGTCTCGATTCGGGGGTGTCCGCATCACCCGAGAACACCGAGTCTTTGGTGATCCCCAAAGCATTCATCTGGAAATCAGTGTGAAGCGCACGACCGATCACTTTACGAACTGTCACTTAGGCAACCTCGCAATCGCTACGGGAATCGCCACGGTGATGTTCTTTGTGATCTCCGGCGCAATATCCAGCATCACAGGGCCGATGATGGCAAACCGACCGGACCAACGTACCTCGAGCCAGAATCCGTACGGCATCGAGTGAAACAACGTCAGTGTGTGCTCCACCATCGGTGTGGAGTCGTGCTTGGCTCGCAGACCGTTACGTGCGTTGCCTGTACGGTCGGTCCATGGTGCGCCTTGACGCATCTTAGTTTCGGCGCGAGATTCCATGTGATCGAACACGAGGTCTACCGCAGCATCGATCGCCGGAAGCAATCGCTTCATGTTCGGCGTCAATGAGTCATAGGTGAAGATTCCCTTGGTGAACCGTCCTGACGCATCACGTCCTGGTGCCATGTCACCTCACCCGTGCGCTTCGACAGCACCCTTGGTCTCGTACCCATGACCGTCCATGAGGGCAATTACGGTATACCGGCGTCCGTCATCACCAACCCAATGATCTCCGGGTTCCATGATGCAGTCATACGCACCGATGAGGTAGAACCCGATAATGCGCTCAACCCCATCCTGGGTGATTGTCACCGTCTGGCCTTGGGGTGTGAACTCGATGCTGTTCAGTTTGAACGTTTGGGGGTCTCGGGCAGGTCCGTCTTCCTCCACGAACGAGCCGTCATCTTGCTTGACTCGGACGGTTGGGATCAAGGTGATTGTCGTCGGATCGATCGAGATAAAGTCAATCGTCCCTTGTCGGAGAATTGCCCGTGTGGCGTCAGGATCGGTCACTGTCGCTCCACAGCCGTCGTGAATGATCGGCCAGTCCGAGCAACGATGTCGACCTGATCCAAGGCCCCGGCCATGGCCAACGCGTTCTTGTGGAGATCAGACAGCTTGCGTGACGATCCAGACTCGGTGGTGTCAACCATCGCCGCCATCTGCGCGGCTTTGAATCGCCAGATCGCAGCCGCAGCCGCTTCGATCGTGTTGTTCTGGTCGATCATGGCTGCCAGGAACGAATCCGGGTAGGTGGTGTCGTTGGCCGGGATGTTGGTCATCCGGTGCAAAGCATCCACGTCGTCCTGTGTGGCCATTGCTCACCCCCTGGGGTACATCCGGACCATCACGGCCGGAAAGTGGCTCAGCGGGGCTCTGGGCGGGCTGGCGTGGCCTTCCACACCAACCCAACCCGTCGCCAGTCATGCGTCAGAGCTTGGCGGAGTCGCTGGCCCGCAGGGCTGCGATGAGATCCGCTTTCTTGTCGGAGGCCGGGGTGATGTCCTCACCGGCGTTCTGCCGCTTGGTCACCTCATCCTTGAGCTCCGGAACCTTCCACGAGTCGTACGTGTCGTCCGCGTCGGATTCCTCGTCCGGCGAGGTCGTCTCGTACTCCTCGGTGAGAAGCTGGATGGCAACACCCACCGGCTCGGCACCAGCCGCGCTCATCTCCTCGGGGAAGTTGGACACCAGGAACGCGCGCAGTCGGTCGATGTCCGGAGACTCAGCCGCCGATGCCGGAGCGATCGGAGGCCGGTCGATGAGGTGTTCCCGGTGCTCGACCGGAACCAGCTCGACACGGTCTCGCAGGTATGCCTTGTCGTCGTCGTCCCAAGAACTGGGATCGTTGAAGTCGATCTGCCGCGACATGCGGCCCTCCGTCCTTTGTGGATTGATCCAGCACATCCCGAGCGACTGCATGTACAGGCAATTGGCTTTCGACCACCACCCGTGCATGCAGCCGCCCGGAATGATTTGGTCAGGAGTAGATGGCCGGTGGCGCGTAGGAACCCGCCGTGGCGATCTGCATGATGTACGCAGCGCCGCGCTGACGCGTACCGAAGCCGAAGCCCGTCATCCAGTACGAGTCGATGAGCGGGTAATCCGGCGTCTTGCCCTTGACCAGCCGCAAGCCCCGCAGCGATGCATTCGCGTGCTGCCGGAAGCCCAGCGGGTTGAGCAGGTTGTTCTCGCCACCGGTCACGAAGCCGATGACGTACCCAGCGGGCATCCAGTCGTCCTGCACGATGAGGAGCGTGCCGTACGAACCGATGACCGTCATGCCGTTCAGGACACCAGCCGGAGGCCCCTGCCCCATCACGATCTGGGTCTGGTTGACGAACGTCCCCGGCTGGTTGGTCGCAGGCAGGAAGTCCCACTTGGCCGTGCCACCGTTCTGCACAGCCTTGAAGGTGCGAATGACATCACCTTCCTGCTTGTTGACCATGACCACACGCCGGTAACCCAGGAGCTGAGTGTAACCGTGCGCATCGAAGTCGTTCGAGATCTCGTCGAGGTCACCCGAGTCGATCGTTGCCGCACCCGACCGCACGTAGTGCGTGTGGGAGCCGGTGAACGTGTTCGTCTTGTACGTCGGGGGAACCGTACCGTCCGCGTTGTAGAACCGGTAGACGGTGTAGTTGTTGCCCCGAATGGTTGCCGTGGCGTTGACGTTGCTGAAGATGGCCTTGAACATCTCGACCATCCGCTTGCGCCAGTACGCCTCGACAGCCGCGTTGGCAACGGAGTCCACCATGGCCTGCGTGGCGTCCGCGAGGTACTGCCACGTGTAGCGCCCACCCAGGTCGTACCACTTGAACCCGTAGCCGAGCTGGAAGTAGTTGGGCGTGACGCGACTTGCCACCGGAACACCGAACTCAGTCGCGTCCTCGAAGTCCACACCATCGCCAGCCTGAGCGACCACCTCGGTGGGCTGTGCCACGTCATAGGTCAGGAAGTTGATGATGTTCTGCCGAGTGTTGTTGACGGCGTTCAGGAGGTCCATGAAGTCGGACCACACCTGACCGAGATCGGTACCGTCAGCGAGCTGAGTGATGATGTCGCTGGCCGTGTGGAAGCCGTGGACCGGTGCACCACCCGAGATGCCCAGGTCGATGCCCAGTTCCCGGAGGTTGACCAGTTCGGCACCAGGCACCCGGACATCCAGCGGGTTCTGCGTGTACGCGCCAGCGGGCATGCTGTACGAGTAGACGAGATCCCGAGGGACGATCGGACGATTACGACGCAAATTCATTGTCTGACCCTCCCTTACGGCTGAATGCACCGGACGACGATCCGGCCCTTGTCGGGGGTGTCCACGACTCGGACACCGATGGACTTGTTGCTCGTGCTGGTGGCAGTGATGGCCCCGGTCACGTTGTCCACGTAGTACACCGTGCCCAGAACCGTTGCCGTGGTGCCGTCGTTGAGGAAGAACGCATCCACGATCTCACCGGACGTCATCACGTCCACGAAGTCCCCGGCTGCCTTGGACTCACGGATGTTGACGATGCCCCGGATGTTCCCGGAGGCTCCACCGAGCACGATCAGGCCCGTGGCTGCCTCGACGGAGACGCCGAAAATGCGCTCCTTGTCGAGGGCTGTTGCCACGGCAAAGGCCAGCTTGAGCTTTCCTCGGAAGCCGCCCGAAATCGGGTCGTACTTGTCGAACCTTGCCATCTCACTCCCTTCGAGTGTGTGGCCTTGTGTTGGTTATGGATTCCCGGAGGCCACAGACCACACGGGAGTGTTGCCGAAACCCTGTCCTATGTGGACAGTCTAACGGTTGAGCGCGGGGAACCGCTTGGCCAGCACTTCCTTGTTGGCCTGACCGCGATCGCCCTTGCGTCCACCGTTCATCTTGCTTGCTGAACCACCGGACGTGTCGTTGCCCGATCCGTCCTTGGACTCCTTGGCCACGAGGTACGGATGTTCCTTGGCGAGCGCGTTCAACGCTGCCTTCAGCGCCTTGGTGTCCACCTTGCCGTCATCGCTGATGTCCACATCGGACAGGTCAGCCAACTTGAGCGCCGTCTCAGCGTTGGCCCACTGGGGAACACCCTTCATGGTGAGCGACGCCAACTTGATGGACAGCGTACGCACAGCCTCGTTGGCCTTGTCACGTTCGCTCTCCACTGTGGACACCTTGGCCTTGACTTCCTCGAGTTCCCGTTTGACCTCGGCCGGAACGTCTGCCGATGCCTTCAGATCGTCGAGTTGCTTGCGAAGGGCCGACGCGTTCTGGTCAGCCGCCTGCATCCGCTTGTGAAGTTTGTCGTACTTCCACTGCGGAACAGTCGGTTCCTCGTCGTCGTCGTCTTTCTTGGATTTCTTGTCCTTGGTGTCGTCCTCGGAGTCATCGTCCTCATCGTCGGACTCATCCTCGGCGTTGTCGTCGTCCCCAGTACCGTCCGGTGGGGTGTCATCACCCCCTGCGTTACCTCCACCGTGACCGTCCGCGTCTCGGAACTGACGACGGCCGTTCATGTACGCCACCAGACCCCGCATCTCCGGCAGGTCCGTCAGTGACGTGATGATCCTTCGATTGGTGAGCCTCTGACTCATCTGATTTCCTCCGAGTTGCTACGCCGATACTGGCGTCATCTTGTCGAATCGATCTGGGTCGGCAAGGTAGGTCGTGACAGTCACGACCTTCGTTTGCTTGTTGACCAAGTACACGGGTTCATCCATCTGGACGAAGTTGTCATCTCCGTCCAGTTCCTCTTGTGCAACCGCACGTACCCGCCAATACGCCGGAGATTCAAAGCCCTCCGGAGCAGTGGTCAACTCCCCCATGCTCGAGTTCCAATTGGACCTTGCCTTTTCAAGCACCAACTTACGTGCTTCCTCAAATGTCACCATACTGCGATGATACCGCTATCGCCATTGCTCAACGTTAATGAGCACGTCATCATCTACTTCGAGCAATTCGGTGTGCTGGATGATTCCCCAGCCATTCTTGGCTACACGTGCATTGGTTTGACTGATCCCGTCACGATGCCCCCGGCTGACCACACGTGCCGGTTGTGCGTCGTACCAGATCACCTTGCCGTCTTCGACACCCACATTGAAGATATGAGCGCCGCCGCTCTTCCATCGGCACATCACCCATGCGCGCTCGCCCTCCGCATATCCGTCAAGGATTGTCTTGAGTCGAGCAAAGCTCATGCCGAAATTGACCTGCGGCTTGATTCCATACTTGTCCCACAAATTGCGAGGATACCGCCATCCGTCTTGAACGACGAAATTGCTGTAATCCTTACGACGTGCACGAGCCATGACATCGAACCCGCGCTTACGGAGTTCAGCCGCTTGAACCACTTGCTGGCAGTTCGCACCATAGTCCGTACCGCCATTGATGAACCTTGAATAGCCGCCATTCGCCTTGGCGACAACAGCATCTGCATCCTCCACACCACCGAACTTGCTTGCCTGCGTGCGAGGCATCTTGCTCAATTCGGGATGAGGATCCTTGACCTTTGGTACCTCGGGTTGGTGGAACACCTTTGGGACATCGGCCGGTAGTTTCGCTTCCTCATTCGACAACGCTTGAAGACGTTTTCGGCATGCCGTACGCGCCTGCGTCGTGTTGGGATGGTCATGCGTGCTGTGATCGATCCGGGATGTTGACTTCGGAGCCGATGGGATAGGCGTTTCGCCATTCGCCACCCGTCGCAGATTTTGCTGAATCCGAGCATCCAGATCGTCATCGAACTTTCCTGCCTTCAACGCTTTCTCGAAGTCGGCAGGATCCATCGTCTTGTATGTGAGATTGCACAGGCATTGCGGGTGTGGCTTTCCTGGAACGTTATTCGGCTTGTAGACACCACGTCCGAGATTGTCCACATCTTGACTTGCAAACAGATTGCATTCATCAGGCTTACCGTGAGAACCCGACAGGTTCCACACCACACCAAGGACACCGGGCCGCTGGCCCCCCTTGATCTGTTGCTCATGGAACGAGTTGTTTATCTCCGTCCGGGCAAGGCGTGACGCAGCATACGACGCACCACCCGGTGTGGTAGGACTGATGTACTTGTACACGGACTGAGCGAGTTCACGTGCAGACAGACCCGAGATGATCCCAGCCCTGATCGTGGCTTCAACCTGACCACTGGTCAATGCGAAGTCTTGATATACCCTTGCGGACAATGCCCGAGGTACCCGCGCTACGTCCCGCTCAATACCGGATAGTGCAGTGGCCCTCAGACCGCCTCTGACGACATCAGCCACCGATTCGGGCAGTGACGCGTACAGCACGGCTTCCAACGCCTCTGTGGCACTCTCAGCCATCTCTGCAGCGATGCCTTTACCCGTCGTCACCATTGACATGATGCGGTCATTCCACATCACGCCTTGAATGGTGCGAATCTCGCTCAAGACGAGTTCCAGTTGCGCCTTGCGAACGACACCACCCACACCCAACGGCAACCTACCGATGCGGGCACGGATGTCTTGAGCCGTACGCTCGAGGATGCGACTCAACTGGGCATCAAAGCGCAACTGTGTACGTGCGTAGATCTGTGCAGGATTGGGGGATGTCATGTGCACCTCCCCCAAACTGGCCCCAAGGCCCGACGACGCCACGGGGGGTAAACGTCAATCGAGCCTTGGGGGGTCATCAGGTGCCAGACGAAGAACCGCCTGCGCCTCCTGAGCTCGAGCCGCCGCTGGTGTCGCCACCAGTACCGCCAGAGCTGCCAGTTCCGGTCGTACCACCACCAGAACCAGAGCCAGTGCCGGACGTACCGCCACCCGCTCCAGAACCGGTACCAGTGGTATCGGCCTTCGGATCGGTCATCTATCCTCCCTCCGTACGAGGTGGGAATCGGGACCTACTCCGGGTTGTCCTCGGTCACGAGCGAGCCGTCGGTGTCGACCTCGACTCCTTCGTTCCCCTCGCTGACCACCGTCGCGTTCTCGTAGTTGGGGTCATCGGCCTGAACCTCAGACCCGTTCTCGTTTACGCGCTTCTCCGCCATCACACCTCCTCCGACGATTGCACGGTCACCCGTACATCATGGATGGTTGACAACGGCTGTGACAACCGTCTCATCAACTACAGCATGAACGTTCACCCCTACAGATGAGTCAAAGATGAACGGCCGTGCTTTCGCGACGATCGATCCTTCCCCAACCGTCGCGAAGATTGTTGGTACGTCGGTGATTGGGGCAGAGACAGTAACCACCACATAGGATTGTCCAGATCGAACTCCATAGGGATGGTCGGCAACCGTGACATCAGTCGGGATGCCTCCCGCGTTCACTGTGGCCGGAGACAGACCGAGTCTCACACCCGATGGCGTATCCGAGATGCGAACGTCATACGTCACCTGCACCGGCGACTGTCCACTTCGGATGCCAGACGGGGTATCTCCCACACCGACGACGAGGGTAACCGTGGCTGTAGATTGACCGGATCTGATACCACCAGGGAGGTCGGCCGCGAAGATGTCCGCAACCACGGTTACCGTCGATTGGCCACCCCGCAGGCCCGAAGGCGAGTCGGTAATGGCCAAGCTTACAACAGACGAAGATGACCCAAGTCGAGCGCCGTTCGGTGCGTCTTGCACCTGGACTACCGCACCTACGACGGCACTCGACTGCCCCAGCCTTCCACCGGATGGGGAGTCCACCACAACCGTGTCCAGGATGACCGCTGCCGTGGACTGGCCAAGTCGGACACCACCGGGAGTGTCCGAAACCCCGAAGTCGATGGTGACTCCGGTTAGCGACGCACCTGCTCGTACGCCGCTAGGTGTGTCTGACACAGTGACGCCAAGGACAACCGTGGCCGGGCTGGTACCAAGGCGTGTGCCAGACGGTGTGTCACCTATCGCAACATCGAAGACCACTGATGCGGGGCTCAACCCCTGGCGAGCACCAGATGGGGTGTCAACGACGGTGACATCTGCAGTCACGGCCAAAAGGGGGGATTGGCCGAGACGTGCACCCGATGGAGAATCGCTCGTAAGAACGTCAGCCGCAACCGTCGCCGGTGACTGTCCAGATCGGACACCCGAAGGCGTATCGGATACGTTGACGTCTGTTCCACCCGCTGAGGCAAGAATCTCAATCGCGATGATCGAGTATTTCTGCCCCGTAGGCGCCGTCATGCCATATGAGTTCGTTCCAGCACTACCGGTATCCGACCATACAGCCGCGTACGTCGTGTAGATACCACTGTCCAATGTGGCCATCTTCTCGGCACCATTGCCAGCGGTTGGCGTGATGCCGTTGACGGTACGCCATGTCTTGCCTGTGGTTGCCCCTGCATTCCAGTCACCAAGGAACGCGAACACAGCCGAGTTGGCCGATGTCGTCAACGATACCGAAGGTGCACCGGATGCGTTGGCCTTGTTCGAAGTTCCGATACCAGCCGAGTTCCGATGAACGATGTACCCGATACCCCAGTGGTCACCACCGGTGCCTGCCCGCGTTGCCGAGATAGTCAGCGTGGCATTCGTGGTCGCTGTTGTCGTCCACACCTTGCCGAACACAAAGTCAGTGACTTGGATCGTCTGTGGTGACGAGTACGTATTGACGCCATCTGACGGAGTGTTGATCTGCGTCAGGTCGTTGCCTGTCAATCCGAAGATGACAATCGTATCTCCCACCTGGACGGTGGGGCTTACCGACTTCGGAGTGGCATTGGTGTTGAAGACAGATGCGCCGTACGAGACGAACGTGGGTGCTGCCATGACTCACCCCTCCCGAGGAAGGGACGTGTCACACCGCGAACAGGTGCAGCGCCCGCAGTTGGGTGTGGAGATTGATGGTGAAGTTGCCACCACCACCGGTCTTGTCCGTGCCGAAGTCCACGAACCCGAGTAGCGGGTTGGTCGCGTTGCTGCCGGAGGTGCGGTCACTCAGAACCGCGTACCGTGCCGGACCAGCCGAAAACGCCGACCAAGTGGGATCGGTACATCCGAAGACGATGATGCCAGTACCCACGGTCTCCCATGTGACAGTACCGTCTGTCGTGTTGCCACCAAGCGTGGTCGAGTACGTGGGGATCGATCCACCGGACGTACCAGCCACGACGCAGCGGTACAAGAACCCGTTGCCGGTCGCAGGACGCACCACATCATCGACAGCGTACGCTGTGGTATTGGCGCGGCTCGTGCCCCACGAGTTCGCAGCCGTGTAGGTCACCGTAGGCGATGCGATGGCCAGGCCACCTCCGGATGCCGTACCAGCCGTGTACCCGGAACCAGACGCCAGTTCGTTGGTGAGATCGGAGACGAATGCGTGCGTATCCTGGTTCGGCGAGTACGTCGAGGTGTGGAGCGTCCACACCAATGCGTCGCTGTCCCAATCCACTTGCTTGTTGAACGCCTTGGCTGGTGCCTGGCGATACCACTTCATCGAGTAACCTCCCGGTCTACGCGGATCTCACCTTGGAGGAACCGCACGTCAAGGGCTGGTGTGCCGTTGGAGATTTCCAGGTCGTAATGACCCTTCAACCAATCCCAGGTTGCGGTCACGTCTGCCGGAATGTCCAGCGTCACAAGACCTTGAACGGCATCAGTGACGGTAAGGTATGCCGACAGATCTGCCAGCACATCCCCATCCAACGTCTGTGATGCCCGAACCATCCCCCGTACGGTGTTGTAACCGGTAAGATCCGCCAACCAGGCAACGGTCACCTTGATGACTGCCCGGTATCGAGAACCCTGATCGACCACTAGATCACGCTGGGTTGCCATCGTTGGCCCCTCCCGCGTTGTCGACCAGCGCTCCGGTACCGAATGCAGCCGCCTGGTTCGCGGCAGCGGCCTGTTGCTCAGAATCGATCCGTGCCTGGATGCCTTCAGGGAACACGTAGCCGAGTTTGGCAGCCTCGTCCCGGTAGTACTGGGTATCGATGACCTTTCGATCCAGCATGTCGTTCAGTTCTTGGAACCGAGCAGCACGATCGATCGGAACTGCAGACCCGATGACCACCTCAGTACGAACGTCCGTGAACGTCGTTGCTTCATACGCCGGGTACCACCCGTTGACGAGATCGAAGCACATCTGAGTGTGAGCATCAACGATGAGATCGTTTTTCTTGTCCACCTTGGCCGTGATCGGCAGGTACTGCAATGCGAGTGCAATACCCGACTGTGCTACCTGAACGTCAACAGTGCCAACCGCAACGTCTGGTGTACCAGCGGCCTGTCGAAGGGATTCAACGAGCGTCGCGTAGTGGTCAGTGTACGGAGACACCTTGTCGATACCGGCCACCCGGTTGAACGCGGTACCTTCCGGGTGCTGTACGACTCGTCCAGGCCCCAAACGCCACCCGGTGGGTTGACCATTCTCGTCGGTTGGTTCAGGTGCGTCCGTGGCGTACAGACCGATTCCCTCGAGGGCCAATGCAAGGTCTGCGTCAGACACCGTCTGGTTGATCCGACCCATGAGCGATTCGAACCCGCGAAGGTCCGATGAACCGAACGGGTTACCCGGCTCTTCGAAGCCCTTGATGTGGTACACCGGAACGGCAGTGATCTGCGCTGGCAACTGTTGCAGTGGACGGATCACCTTGGATGGCTTGCCATCCGGTAGTTCCCATTGATTCAGTTCGAACAACGCTTCCTCAACCGTGATTCCAGTTGCACCGGGATTGTCGGCTGACATCTTGCGGTACGTGAGTCGGTGGACACGCGGACCATCCGACGTGGTGATCTGCACAGCAAGGTGACACCCGATGATGTCGTCTACGTCATCATCAGCCGTGATCGGGAAGTACATCGATGGATCGATGGCCACAATGGACAGACGTGCACCTTGCGGCTTGTTCGGATCAGCCGTAACGTGCCACAACCAGTCACCCCGGATACCACCATAGAGCTTGTTCCCGTTGTACTTCGACCGGAATCGTTCGCGTGCGAACAAATCCTGAAACGCAAGTGAGGCGGCTGTCGAGTCAGGTGACACAGTGCCGGTGTTGCGGTCAGTGAAGCGAACCGCGAAATCTACACCCGTGTAGCGGTCGATCGTGTTGACTGTCGTCATAGCACTCGGGATGTAGATGGGCTTGTCGTTGGTGCCACGGAATGACACCTTGAACACGTCCGGCACGTTCCAGTACATCTCTTCGTACAACTGGTACGACTGGATGCGCTGGATGTCGAGATCTGAGAACACCCAACTCGGTTTGGGTCCGAACAGACTCTTACCCGTAGTGTACGGGGTGAACTCGGTAACCATCTCACCCCACTCTCGCGTTGGTCACGGTGGTTCGGCCAGGCACAGCCGTTCTGTACATGCCTCGGAAGAACCGACCCAACGCCTCAACACCGTGGTTGTCTTTATCCATCGGGTTTTCGCTGTCGGATCGGACATCACTCTTGTGCTCTGGCCATCGATACCCCTCGCGGAGTTCCCAGGCGAGTTTCGTACACTGCCGATCGACCATCAACTGTGGTCGTCCATCTCGAACCTTCAAGGCCCGACGAATCAGAGCCAACCGGGTCTTCAATTCACCACCAGTGTTTGTGGTGGCCGGGATGCGCAACTTACGCATGAGCGTACGCGTGTCGTCAGGTTCGGCTGGGTCCGGGTACAACCGCTTGCACACAGCGATCAGACCGGGGTATTCGTGCAACAGGTCGATGGCCACCTCTTCGGTATCAACCTGATTCCAACGCCGTTCCACGATGACACGGATCTCACCCGTTGCCGGAGACACCTGGATGAACAGCACCACGAAGTCGTTAGTGAACCCGTAGTCCACAGCCATGTAGAGTGGCCACGACGGTTCGTAGTCGAAGTCACCAAGATGGATGTCGTCATCCCACTCTTTCATGACGACACCGACTTTTTCGGTGAAGTCTGCGCCGTACTGCCGATCGAACTCGTCTTTCGTCAAGTCCTCTTCGGCATCCAGAATCTCTTGATCCTGTCGACCACCAGGAAAGACAACGGTGTTCGTCCATGACGGCATGCGCCAGGAACGGTACGCCCGATCGACCACACGAGATGACTGACCACGCTGATACAACGCGTAGAGTAGAGAGTTGTCTGAACGTCCTTCCGGCACGCCAGTAAAAATGGCCCACCCACGACGATCGGACAACGCAGGACGTACGAAGCCCCACGTCCTTCGCTTGTGCAGACCGGCCTCGACCATCAAGACGAAGTTCAGACCTTCACCGACCAACGTCTCCGGATGTGCAGCCGACCGACATTGGAGATCGAATCCCCAGTTCGTTCGGATGTGCATCGACCCTGACTCGACGTTATTGATGAACTTGATTGAGTCCTTATCTACACCCAAGCGTCGCAACGAATCGTAGACGATGCGAAACTCTTTCTCTGCATGCATGTACTGTGGTCCGACGATCCACCCCTGTTGAGGCTCACCGGTGATGGGGCACAACGTGAACGTATTGGGCTCTACTTCCTTGGCCCCGAACAACGTCTTGCCCCATCGTCGTCCACAAGGGATCACCTTGAACCGTGATGCGGTCTGGTGCATCAACTGTTGGCCAGGGTGTGGGTGATATTCGGTGTGCTCGAAGTAGTCGCCCTTCATCAGGACGGCTTCGGTCATGACTCAGGCACCGGCCTACGCAACGTGTAAATGCCTTGCCGAAGCGTAAACCCACCCACGATGACGGGAGTGTAGTTGACTACTTCCCATCCGTTCTCAACGAGCCGCTTGACCGAACCACGATTGATGTAACCCTGTCGCTGGATGTAGTGGTAGTCCACACCATCCACGCGTGTGACAATCGCCTTCACTGGAAATCACCCTCCAGATCCGGCGCAACCACGCTACCCTCTTCGGTGCCAGGGTCGCTCGGGTCGATGAACATGATCTGCATGCGACGCTCACGCGCGGTCGGCACATGCGGAGGCGGCTGCACCAGCCCACCCACACCGCCGAACTCGGTGCCGTTCGTGTAGTCTTCAACCGGCGTGAGGATGTCCACGGAATCCGGGGGAACGAGGATCCGATCGTGCAGTTCCGTCCGGAGCGGTTGCAGGTTGAACTCAGGACCGACCGAGGGTGGTAGCGGTTCCGTCATCTCCGATCACCCCCCGACGTATCGCGTCTTGTTCAGCCTGCATCGCTTCACGCACAGCGCTGTGGAACGCACCAGACACCATGAGAATCTTGGCCTGAGCATCCCGGAGGTCGTCTGGCGTCAGCACGCCCTTGTCAATGAGCGCCTGACGAAGCACGGGGTCGTGTGGTCCCGTCACCATAGACACATCGGGTTTCTCGTCGCTGGCTGGCTCTGAGGGCCTATTCCATCGCCTTGTGTCGCCAACACCCCTGAACGGATGCTGATAGCCAGCGTGCCACTGCCGAGGGTCGCCAACCCCGGAATTGTTACACGTGATGCAGGTCATGAGTGGGCCATCACTCATCGACAATCTCCCCCTCCACTACCGGATGGGCATCCACCAGGTGTCCTTCGGTGTCCACCATCTTCAGTGCACCCGCGAGGAACTGACGGTAGCCATCCGCCTTCGCCTCGAGATCCACTGGCTGGCGCGGCTTGCCAATCGTGTGCTCGATGATGAACATGGCGGCTTGCAACCGCGTACGACTGTCCACGACTGGCTTACCGTCACCGTCGAAGTCGTCGTTCGTCATCAGTTGATACACAACTTCGATGGCATCCAACACCTTGGACGACAACGTCTCGAGCGCACCAACCTTGAGGCGTCGTTTCGCCTCATCCACGATCAGTGGCGTAATCCACTTGGGGGTGTCGCCTCGGAACCCACCGTTCTTGTCTCGTGGTCGTCCACGTGCAAGTTCCTCAGTGTCCCATTCGGACAGTGGCTTACGTGAGTTCGCCAACATCTCGAGATCACGCTTCAACGGCTGCTCACGACGACGCAGACGCTTGCGTACGTTAAGGGGATCTCTGGACAGTGGTGTGGTGCGCGGCATGATTGGCCCCCTGAGCCGGACTGGATGATGGCCCAGGTCCGTCCGCATCGCACGCTTCCCCACGTACGAACGTACAGCCTGGGCCAATCCTGACCATCATGACGGCACTTCGTGGCTCTGTCAAATCCTACGTCAAACTCGCGTATCCAGGCGAGATCTCACATCACCAATGACCATCTAACGGTCGCCACGGGTCACGTCTCGCGGGGGGTGGCGGCTCCCACAAATCGCCCTCGTTTGCCCGAATTTCCTCGATTGTCAGTTCCGTCACAGGTTGTCCGGGTGGGGGACGTGTCCAGTCAACGTCACTGATAGTCGTACGTGGATGGTCGCGTGTGGACTGTCGGTCAACCAATCGCTTCAGGAAGTCCCGCCAGGTACGCCTCATCACCACACCTCCGAGGATGTCAAGCAGCCGATCGTTCTCGGTGTCGATGGCGTGCTGACGGACACGCCGGACTACATCCATGAGCGCCGACTGGCGGACATCGGCAAGCGCGAGCTGCTCATTGAGCGTCATCAACTCATGCTCGTACCTGAAGATCCGAGTTTGTTCGGTATCCTTGTCCGGCTGGTGTCCAAGCAGACGGTTGATGCTGTCCACCTGGCGAGCGATAGTCGCCTGATACCGCTTGTCCATCTCGTCGGCGTCTCGCATGATCTGTGCCTTGCTACGACGTGTGTCAGCCCGCATGGCTAATGCGCTCCTCCCTCATGGATCATCTGGGTGCCCATGGCGAACAAGCCGATTGCTCGATGGTCGGGCATCTCGCCATTCGAGAACGCCATGTAGTAACCGGACTCGGTGTCACCGTCCGCATCGAATCCTTGCGTCTGGATGATAACTACCCAATCGACCACCACGCCGTGGTCTTCGTTCGCACCATCCTCCACGTGTGCCGTACGGTACAAGTCCACAATGGACTGGATGTCATCGTGCAACTTGTCGTTGGCGGCCTTTTGTTCAGGTGTTAGAGGCACCGTGAACCTCTTCATCGTACTTGAGCGGATCGCACGACAGCCATTGACCCTCGGGCTCCCCGGTGTTGCAGATGGTGAAATCCTGGTATAGGTTGTGTTCCTCTTGGTCAAGCAACCGGAAGATGGCGATGGCCAGACGACGGATCTCGGCATCGGCAGCCAACGATCCTCGCTTGACGAGGAACTCACGCCAGGCCCGATGATTGCCGGTCACCACGATAGCCGTCGGCGTCATGTTGGGCAGCACGGCACGAGCTGCTTCCTTTGCTTTCTTGCCGGTGATGCCCTGGAGGTCCAGAATGGACAGTAGACGCGAGTACGCGTGTGTGGCGTAATCCCATGCTGCCGACAACACCGCGTTTGCCTCTGCGATGCCTTCAGCGGCTGGAGGAATGATGTACGGCACCGGATCACCTTCGGTGTCCATCGATGCGGGCTTGGGTTGAATGGTAACGAACCGCTGAGACAGTTGGGAGTACGAGAAATGCCGATGCCGCACCAACTCGTGCGTAAGCGAACGAGACACATTCTCGATGTAGAACGTCATGGAACCGTGCTCCATCACCGAGTAATGTTCCTGCCGGATGATGTTACCGAGGTAACCAGCATTGTCGGCAGTCGCAGGATTGGGACGTGACCACGACTGGTAACACGCACGTCCGGCGAACTCTGCCAGATCCGATCCGTGGTCGTCCTCAGCAACCCATCGATCGCCGGTGATTTCGTACGTCCGATCAACCTGCATCGAGGTTTGTGCAACGAGCGTAACTTTCATGCTGCGTACTCCAAGAACTTGGTGGTGCGTGGCGCGTAACAGTCAGGACCCGTTACCGCATGGCGCTTTAACCGCGTCCGGATGACCACGGACGATGCGACACCCACGTAGGGAGCCGCAGCGGCCTCTGAGACGGTGTTCCACACCGGAACCTTGGCCACACCAACCACCGGGCCTTCCAACGCCGCTATGGGCCTCTCAGCCCGTGGGAGGTTGACGACAGCGGTCCACGTGACCGCAACGGGATCACGGTAGTTGGTACGGGAGGCCCACATCCACCCAGCGGTGATGCCGACGATAGCCCAGAGCGCGCACATGAACGGTAGCGAATACACGATCAATCCCTTGCCTAGACAACAGGGCCGGTGACCCCACATCGTGAGGAACCACCGACCCCATCCAATCACGCGAGACGGTCAGTCACAACTGGTGAGCCGATTCACCCCCACACCAACCGTCTCCGTTCACGTGTGGCGGATGAATGGTTGTCTGTCCACAGGGGACGAATGCTCGGGTCTCCATAGGCTCGAGCTGAGTGAACGGGATGATCCGATCATCCAGCGGCCCGGTCTTGGGGATCGGCTGTGTGATCTCACGCGCTCGCTTGTCAGGTGGCCAGTCTCCGGTTGGATACACCGGTGCTGAATCTTCGTGTCGGATAGGACCGAACTTGCCGGAGTTCGCGGCGTACGGGTTGTCACGTCGAGGCTTGAACGGCCCTTCCTTCGCGTGGATCTGCATCGATCGCGCAATGCGCAAGAACTCGATGCGGTACACGATCCACTGTACGCGCGCCATGCGCCAAGCCACGACAGCATGAGCGTCGTTGTCGACATCGATGCCGTCAAGCATCGTCATGCCGATCTCACCAAGTCGGTTGATGTCGTCCGATTGTTTGGCCTCTGACCAAAGTTCATCCCATGATGGGGTCATGTCACACCTCCGCTATCGATGGTACGTGATCGTGCCACCGAAGGCACCAATGAGCGTGCCTACCCCAACCGCTATCGCGTACCGAAGACCATAGGCAACACGACCAACCCGAAGAACAACGCGGCTGCACACACGATGGCACAGAACAACAACGACGTTCCGCCGATCAAGGCTGCCATGCTGAGACGCGCGTGCCAATCCACTCGACGGCGCTCCCCCTGGTACGAGCGTCCATGCTGGAACGAGTGTCCAGTCGTCACCAAGCCGTAGCGCTCGATAGTGGTCGGCACCGTGTGGACCTCCGCAGTCGGTGGCGAAGACATGTCCCCGCGTGCCGTGCTGTGCAACCATGTTCCGCCTCCCTGCGTGTCTCCAAGTGTGACGTATCCAAGCTGTCGCATCCGTGCCCCCCTGCAATCCATAAGCTTCATTGGCCAGCATCCGGCCATCCATCCGTTGTACGGCAAGTGACCGGCTACCACAATGGCAACCGGCCACGAGTTACCCGAACGATCAGCGCGGGTTGTTCTGTACGTGCTTGCGGTACAGCTTCTCCCGATCGAATCGTGTCAGGTTGGGTCGCCACGTAGACCCGTAGTCGTACGCCTGCAATAGCACTCCGTAGGTAATGCGTAGCGGGTCACCACCCGGCATCGCAATGAGCGCCGTTGCCAGTTCCATCTGAGCCTTGCGTGCGATGCTCCAAGCCATGCTACGGATCGAGTCCGGCTGGCACGTGAAGTCGGTTCCCTCGACGAGCAGCCAGATCCGGCCATCCAGCCACGCGTCCCACGGGTACTTGCTTGTCATGTCGCCTCCCTCATTTGTGCCATACATCCTCGCACAACTTGGTGACTTCACCTTGTGAGGTTGCCGGATGCATCGATGGCATTGGAGACTGACACGTTGGACACTTACTGTACTTCGGTTGTGCGTGGTACCGCCTCATGTGGTCCATCATGGCGCGTACCTCACGCTCAAGCGAGTGATCAGTTCCCACCACACCGGCGATGACCAACGGCCATTCGTTACTACACGGGTGCGCGCCATCCCTGAGAGCCACGCAGCGCGCCATTACGGTGCCATCGGTAGTCGACACCACACGAACGGGAATGACTGTGTCTCCGGGCCTTTGAGCGCCGATCAGGTACGACTGCGAATAGGTAACGGTCATGTCATCCACCATATCGCGGCTCACGAATCCCACACGTTCCCTTCCTTGTCGAGATGCGGTTGTCCTGTTAGTTCGTGCCACACCTCGAGCGTGCATCGCAACGTGTACGGCACCTCATGTTCAGCACGACACCGGGCACTCGTTGGTCTTGCGGTAGGCATCGACCCTCCAGCCTCTACACGCTCCGATCGCCGGACCGCACGACCAGACGCTGTGTGTTGCCTTGCCTTACTCATTGGGGTTCCACCTCGTCTTTCACGTCCCCTTTCATCGTTCTCACCCCCTTCGACTGTATCTGGTTGATCCGCTCCTGCAAGTTGTCCCAGAGGTGCTGATCCTCCTCCGGGTCCACGTGCGTCATCGTGCAGTACAATTGGCGACAGGCGTCACCACCATTAACGTGAAATCCGTAGATCATCGTCCCTCCTCCACCTCTTTCCAGCAGCGCATGGCCGTGTACGGGATGGATACCACGTGCTTCATGTCCGTCATACCCGAGCCCGGATACTTGCGCGCGAGCAACTTCAACGCGTGCGCACCCTCGATCACCTGATCCACCTTCGGGTACGTGACATCACCAACGTCTCCGAAGTACACCACTACTACATCAATGGCCATCAGTCCACCTCTTCCATCGGGGCTGCGTCGTTGGGGCAATACAGCCATTCGACATCACCATACCGCTTGCATCGTGAGCAACGCCTCATCGTCGCGCGTGTCTGTTCACCACCGAGAAACACGGCCATCTCGCGAGCCAATGTCCTAAGTCGACGGTCCACGTTGCGTAATTTCTTGAGCGCGGCCTCTGACGAGATGGTGTCCTTGTCGCTGGCTCCTTGTAACTTGTGCCCACTGTGCGCGCCTCCACGCGTCTCCGTTTGATTGGTGGACGTACGCACCACCCGACGTGTTGACACGACTGGGTTGGGCTCAGCGCCTCCAGCACGGCCTCCAATGGACGGACCGAACGCACGCAACCACAGGATCTCGTACAAGAACCGGAAGCGCTCAGGCATGCGCTCCCACACCTCACGATCTAACTCGGAGATGCCAATGGTCAGACCTTCAGACCGTACAACTTTCATGACTTCAGCGCGGGTAACCTCAGTCACGATATGCCTCGATCACAGACGGCAGGTTGAGAACAAGACATTTTTTAACCTCCGTGAGTTTCACTGCGAAGCTTTACACCTGCCACGGTTGCCTTCCCGTGTTCAGTCGCAATCGCATGCAACTCAACGAATCCAGACCCCATCGCAATCTTGAGGATCAACAACTTATCTGGATCTCGCAACCAATCTTCACCTACACGCTTTCGGGTGTCGCCGAGCCGTCTGACTAACGCATGCACATCAGCCAATCGCTTGTCCACAAGTGCTTCACGTTGCGTTTCGATACCGTCGATCCACGTCTCGGCAAACGGCGTGAACCAAAACGTCTGGTAAGCCACCCACTTCGCTTTATTGCGCGGGCCATCCTGAGTAACCTTCAATACCCCACCGGCACGCAACATCTGCAACGTGGACTTGCCATGCCCGTACGACACGCCATCAAGGCCACTGATGAGATCATAACCAATCATCGGATGTCCCTCCATCCACAATGACTGACAGATTTGCATCGCAGCCTGATTCGATTCAAGTTTTGAGAAATCCATGCCATGATCCCACCACAAAAACCCACTTTTTGTCCAACACTTCCACGGCAGCCAGTGCGAGCCCGCCACCGGAGCGCCGCGCCCGACAGGGAAGCGGCCGCATCCGCGTGGTCGTGATTAGCTCCGCACGGATGTTTTCCGTGGTCAGCCATGACTCATTTCCTTTATTTATTCCCCATGGTATACGATCGTGAGCACACCGCGCGGTGCCCCAATGGGGGCCCGGTCGTGGACACGACGTTACTGGGACATATACGTAACGCGCGCGCGACCGTTAGGGATTGATCACCCAGACCCCGGTCTCTTTATCTCCGGCCAAAAGGCCATTCGCCATTGCAGACTGCATCTGTGCCCATGCCTTTGCCGGAGTCAAATGTGTAATCTCACAAATGTCAGCCAGAGTCACAGGATGGTGTGGACCAGTGCCACCTCGACTCTTTACTCGTAGTGCAATAGACCCGCCAGGAACCCGTCCACGATGTACAGGTACCTTCGTTTCCGGCACGTCCGAATCACCAGTCACAGCGGTACCTTCAGAGGCATCCCAAAGACCAACCACGGGCTCCCAGAACGTCCGGGTGCCATTCCGGTTGATCCCCATGGTGGGGACCTCCAGGGTGAATCGATGCTCCATGGCTGACTTGGATTCACGCTCCACACGTAGCTTGGTGACACCACCAGCCTTGGACTCCCGACTGTGAAGATACATGGCGTCATCCACCCAAGCATGAAGCGCAACAGACCCAAGCATCCGTGCGCCTCCACGTTCGGTACCACCATTCGATCCCTTGCGATTGTGATGCACCACAGCGATAGCGGTGTGAGTGTCATGTGAAATCTGACGCATCGGTCGAAGGATTTTCGTCATGAGATCCTGGGCACGATCGGTGTCAACCTCACCGGCCGTGGTGCCAAGCGTGTCGATGACTACACCGGCAAACTCGTGCTCAGACAACATATCCATGAGCCATTGCTGCCACCCGATGTCTGAGGCAACGAACCCGGCACGGACGTGGAAGCCGAGTGGTATGTTGCCGTCAGCCGGTGACCACCACACGGCACCTGACACATCTCGTGAGATCCGGCCATTCCAATGAAGGTGTGGACACTTGCCTTCGACCACATTTTCGAGCCGATCGCGGACGACGATTTCTGAGTCTTCCTCTTGGAGGTACAAGAACGGCAACGGTCCACGCATCGCATGCATGGCCGGATCGTTGAGGAAGTTGCCACCCGTGGCGACGGTGACAGCGAGATCGAGCGCGGTCCATGACTTGTACGACTTCGGATCACCGGCGATGAACCCGCACCCGTTCTCAGACCATACGTTGCGAACGAGCCATCTCGGCCTGCCCATTGGAACGGCCATGATGTCAGACAACCACGCAATGGTTGGCTTGTCTGGTCCAATCTCTTCGAACGCTTCGCCATCGTCGCTGTCGTCATGGTCGTCCACTTTGGACTTGGCCTTGGCAGCACCAATCTTCAGACGCTTGAGTTCATCCGATCGTCCCCGGAACGTATTCCACACCGTGTGCTGGACGACAGCGACAATCTCGGCGACGGTGCAACCAGCCCTCGCAAGTTCCATCATGATTTGCCACTGGATGCCGCTACGTCCTTCCGGCTGATCCTTGCCGATATCGTCGGCTTGGGCACCGGTACGGATGGCCATGTACTCGCGGATGGCCTTGGGCATCTTGAGACGGACACGTCCCCACACCTCATGACGATCCACCTGACCGATGACTGACGCGTCCATGAGATCGAGATCGCCACCGACATCGACAACACCAACCTCGGGCAGATCGTCAAAGTCGTCATCGATGAAGTACCGGCGTCCGTTGTCCCACAGCAGTTGCCCCGGCACGCTTTCATTCGGGGACGAACGATAATCGAACTTGTGGTTGGGTCGTCCGGGTACCCGGAGCAGCTGTGTGGTGTCCCAGCCACTAGCATCGGCTCCCAGCGCCATTGTGAGTCGGTGGTTGATGTCACCTGCCCACGACAGACCGATCTTGGGCCTATCGAGCAACCAGACGCCTTGGAACCTGCCTGGGCTTGACTCCCATGCGATGGTTGGTCTCAAGCTTTCATCGATCTCACGGGGATCGACCTCGTCTAGGTCAGCCCACAACGTCCGTTCGGGTGCGGCCGCTTGTTCGATCCGGCGCTTGTCCTCGAACAAGCACGGTGCGAAGTACACGTCATCGTTGGGATGCTGAGTCAGCCATTCCTTGATGCGGTCACGGTCTTTGGGCCAGTCGAACGCCGGACCTTCGTGGTACCCAGCACGTCGTGCTTTCTTGTCGTTTGCTTTGCCATCGATCCACGGCAGGAACACAAAACCTTCACGATCGTTGCCCCAAATCTTGCCCAGGATGGCAATCTGTTGGTCAACCGTAAGAACACCCTTCATGCAATCATCGTGCCACACCATCGGTGACTCGTGCTTGCGCGCGTACCCGAGCACACGCAGGCGGGTAACATGTGCGCCATGAACGATTTCACACCACGAGCTATGGACATCAACACCCAGCACATCGGAACAGCCATCCACCGGATCCTGGAGAAATACGGTCACATGTTCCAGGCTCGACGTGATGGAAGTACACCGACATTCATGGACGCCCACGTACATCTTGACTTCCGCAAAACGTGGACACTTGAATCCTCCGGCATGTCGCCACAGTTGTACGCCATCATGACCGGCCGTGGATTGAGTGAAATTCGTCGTGAGTTGCGCAAGCGTCGCCGGACACCGGCATGGCAACGCACGCACAGCAAGCGCAAGCGAGCAGGCATGAGGCGCACACGCCGTATGATGCGTGCATGACCCATTACACCGTCATGGTGCAGGTGAAGGAAGTTCGATCACCGCGTGCCACCACAACGGCCACCAAGGTACCATCTACTCGACGTACCCCACGAGACTACATCGAGGACGACGAAGAGCCAACCACCCGACGCGTGGCGGATATCGTCAGCATGACCGTACAGGCATCCGACGAGGGTACCGCCATTCGTAAGGCCATCGCGTTGCTCAACGTGGAACTCGAGAACCTCGACAAGGAAGATCCAGGATCCATCTGATGCCACTCAACATCACGAGAATGGTTGTGGAGCCGCCAAAGCGTTGACATGATGATGTGTACCGGGGTGCTCTCGCCTGCGGGGGTGCCCCGTTCCACAGTCGACAAAGGACAGTCACATGAAACCACCGACGATCCACAGTTTACTCGAGGATCCTGTATACCGGCGCATGTTCAAGACAGTCCCGTTCCTACCTGAATCGTTGCGATGGGGTAACCCATGGACTGTATGGGGTCGGACGGTTGATGGTCCGTGGCGAGGTAAAGAATTTCGCACATACCAAGATGCTTGGGCCATGACGGTCAAGTGCATTCGCAATCCTACATATGAAGATGTAGCCATTGTGTCCAGACGGCTTATGATTCCACCCCCGGCTGGAGCGACATGGGATTGGCAATTTGACTGGTGCAGCCGGTGCCGTCGTCCGTCATCGTTTACCATCCGGCCGAACCATCACGCGCTGCGCAATGCGCCAGCACGAATCACAGACACATCTGAGCCAAGGGATCGGTGCTATTACTGCGGCATGCGTCGGGTGAGTATGCCCACATATCACGGGTGACGTACGATTGACGGCAATCACACGGGGAGGGGGTTGGATCAATGATGAGCGACGAAGAGATCGAGGCGACAGCTGCGACCAAAGCCGATGCAATCACATTAGCTGCGGCGCTCCACGCAATCCTCTCGGAGACTCAGGAAGGCGAGACTGCACGCATTGCCATTGCAGCGTTGCAGGGAACCCAGACCGGCCGTGACTACATGGTTGCGAATCCGCTGAGGTTCTGATGCCGTTCCCACTCGATGCATTGTTGGCCGAGCTGATGCTCATTGGTCTTGCATTATGCATTTACCTCATCGTGTTGGAGGTCCGGGGTAAGTGAAGTACAAATGGCGCACCCGGCCATACAACCACCAGATCCGTGGCGTCAAGTTCGCCATGCGTCAGTTCAAGGCAGATCGTGGTGTGGCGTTCCTGATGGAACCACGAACGGGTAAGACAAAGACAACAATCGACACCTTATGCATCCTCCACAAGTTGTACGGGTTGCGCAAGGTTGTGATCATTGCACCCAACCGCGTCCTCGATACGTGGGTGGAGCAATTCCACATCCATGCCCCGATCAATGTGCAGACCGTTGTGTGGGACGCAGACGCGCGAAAACAGCCGCTGCCCACATCCACACGCGGGTACGACATGACGGCTGTCATCGTGAACTACGAAGCATTCGGACAGCCTGGTAAACGGCTGGCGTCCGGCAATCGTTCCAAGGCGTCCGGACGGTTCAAGCATCGTCAATTGCTCATGAAGTGGATTGCCGGAGATCAAGCCGCTTGTGTGGTAGACGAAGGTCACAAGATCAAGGCACCCCAGGGCAAGGCAGCCACGATGATTGTGAGCATGCGCAAGCTCTTTCGTTGGCGATTCTTGCTCACCGGCACACCAGTCACCAAAGCCAAGCGAGCGCATGACATCTACATGCAATGGCAATGGGTCAACCCAGATCGGTTCGCCGAATGGGGAGATACGGTTGAAGACTTCAAGAACCACACCGGGAGATGGGTGTCCGCGAATGGGTATCCCCAGTGGGTCGGTCCGCGTCCCAAGGGAATGGCTGATCTACGCACCGGAGTACATCAAGACAGCATTGTGGTACGTCGTGATGAATGCCTGGATCTCCCACCGAAACTACCAGATCGAATCATCCACGTACCGCTTGGTCCTTCGCTACGTCATTACAACGAGATGGCTGAAGAAATGGTCACCCGGCTCGAGTCCGGTGCCATCAGCGAAGCCAGCATCCCATTGGTGGTCACGCTTCGACTGCAACAACTCACATCTGGATTTGTTGGAATCCCTGAGCGTCGCATCATACGTGGCGTACCTAAACTCGTCTCAGTCCCGCACCGGGTTGGATTCGAAAAACTTGATGCCCTCGAAGAGATCCTCACTGAAGAGGTTGTCGAGCGAGACGAGAAAGTCGTTGTAGCGGCACGGTTCAAACCGGATCTTGATTTGATCGAAGGATTGTGCCACACACTGAAACTCCGGCATTGGTCTATCCGAGGTGGACAGTCCAGAGAGGATAGCACACTGGCCATCAAGGCGTTTCGCAATTGGGACGAAGCCGGGGTGATGGTCATTCAACCAGCGGCGGCATCATTGGGCATTGACCTCAGTACCTCTGCACACATGATCTGGTATTCACTTACGCCATCGTGGACTGACTTCACGCAAGCATCCGACCGCATCGCACTCAGTCCACGATCCACACTGCACACGTTCCTTATCGGTGGTCCGGTGGATCAGATCTTGTACGATAGTTTGCAACAGGATAGCGACGTTAGTCGATATATCCTCACGTACCCGCGCTCTTTGTTGACGAGCGATAACTGACGCCATACGGTGGATTGACACAACCACACACGGAAGGAACCACGATGCTGAGACATCTCATCGTGGAGGGGTGTGATGGCTCGGGCAAGACCACTCTTGTCACGAAACTCACCGCAGCCCTCGGATGGCCAATGCATGACCGAGCGTCCACATCGACTGGTGGCCCTGTACCCGATGTTGACATGTGGGCGCTTGATGACGTGAACACCATGCACAAGCAACCGAACTCCATCTACGACCGACACCCCATCATCAGCGAACCAATCTACGCGCCATTGGTGCGCAAGGTTCAACCTGCAGGCATGCTCCACGACGCGGAGTTCTTGCACGGGTTGCGTGCGGTTGCCTCCGCATACGCATTACTAGTCGTATGCTTCCCACCGTACAGTTTCGTTCGCCGAAATGTCTTCGATGATGGCCCAGGTGCCAGCGCCCAGATGCTCGGTGTTCAAGACAATCTCCGCGAGCTGTATAACGCATACCGGTACGTCGGCACGGTGTGGCCAGCGCCGGTCATGTGGTGGAACGGCTGGCAGTCGTCTCCATACGACTTCAACAGGTTGGTGTCCGACATCCGTGCACGATTCCGTGGAGAGTTCGATGGCAAGTAACACCGAGACACGAGCAAATGACATGCTCGTGCGCATCATGGCAATGCAAGCCGAGTTCCAGTCACGGACGCCAAACGGTGTGGTGTCGTTCAAAGAGTCCACACCTGACCGTGTGGCCGAGATGGTTCGTGTCCAAACGCTCGCATGCATCGGTGAACTGACCGAAGCATTGAACGAGGTTGGTTGGAAACCATGGGCATCGTCTAACCATTTCAATGTCGAAGCGTTCCGATCCGAGTTGATTGACGTGCTTCGATTCTGGCTTAACCTCGTACACATCTCGGGCATGTCGGCTGAGGGTGTGTTGGCCCATTACGAGGAATCGTTGGCCAAGACGAACGCACGTGTGGAGAACGGATACACTGGCCTCCACAAGTGTCCGGCATGCAAGCGTGCGTACGACGACAAGGCTGTCGGGTGTTGGCCACGGACTGAGGACGATCCACCCACACCTGCGTACTGTGTGTCTCGTGGTGCGCACGTATCGGCAACGGGGGATCCCATGGAGTTCTCGGTATCGCAGAACGACTGGGTGCTGGCAGGGCCTGCCTGATGGCGCACGCGTTTACATACCCGGACGCACAGACGATGCATGAGAAAATGTGTCGTCAGTTGATGTTCGGGAAACCAGGGAAGCACATCGATTGGTCCTATGGTACCGAGGTAGGACTGCATAACCTGGTGTTGCATTCCATGACCTTCGACTGGGAGTTTGACCTCAAGCGTTTGTGGATGCCGAAGTCCCGTTGGACGATGATGGTTCGCCAGTACATTGACCCTGACGCATTGGAGGACTGGCGTGTCAAGGTGGATGATCGTCTTAAGGGGAGAGGTCGTGGCATTGCGGTGCTACGTACCCGAACCGTACAGGGACGTGGTGCTGGTCGTGGCGTTCGGCGTCGCTGGGGTTCGTGCATGCTCGCCATGTCGTATCGCACCAATCCCGTACCTACGATCACGCTTCACTCCCGTACGACGTACTTTGGATATCTCGCGGCTATGGACATCACGGTGGCGAATGCGCTGGCTTGGGAAGCGTACGCAATCACTCGTGTTCACCCAGGGGAGATGGAGTTCGTCTGGAACCTTGAACTTGCACAGTTCCATGGGTTCCGTTCTCTCGCCTGGCCGCTTGGAGATCCAGATCTCCGGGCACGCATGGAATCAGACGTTGACCGTCGTCTATCGATCAGTGCCAAGGATCGTCCTGGGTACCGGAAGGCGCTAGACGGATACGATCGGATTCTCCGATCTGACCGGGCTAACAAGCCGTACGGGGACGAAGCATTCTCGTCGTTCGCACGAGTCCGGCGACGGTTCCACACCGAGGCGTACGGCATGACGTACGGTCAGCAATTTGCCGGAGGTTCATTGAACCGTGGAGGCAAGGGACCGTTCCCACCGTTGCCCTCAGTGCCGGTGTCCACACTGGACTTCAGCGTGTTGTCACAAGGCACCGCGTCCGGAGTCGATGACGACGAGGACTTTGATGATGAGGACGAGTGACGTTGTATCAGCCGCGTTCAAAGGATATGCCGAAGCGGTCACGTTGACGCTTGAGGCAATCCAGAAATGCCTTGACGAAGATGACCCGTTGACGGCGTTGACATTGATGCGTCGCTTGGAAAAAGACCACGGCATCGTGACAAGCGTCATGCAGGCCAACGTACGAGTAGGGGGTAACAATGCTCGTTGAGTACACAGATCCGACCGACCACCAGTGGTTCTACGACCTGGCCGGTAAGCTGCTCGAGACACACCCGATCCATACCCGCGAGTGGCAATCGCAGGACACCAGCAACTCACCGTTGCACGCAACGCGGGAGCTGTTGAACGTCAGCATTCAGCAACGCATCCCTCCGATGCTCGAAGACTGGGTGATCCTCACGCGTCCGTCACTACCGTGGGCTGACGAACATTTCGCCGAGCGGGTGTCCGGCATTCCGCACAACCCACCTCCCAGCCACGTGAGATGGCCGTGGGCACGATTTGACGGCAACGCCGGGCACATGGCCGACCAACGGTTCTCCCACACCTACCCAGAGCGTCTGTGGCCAAAGCACGCCAACCACGATCCGGGTAACTGCCAGCAGCCCGCACACAACATCCCTTGCTTGTACGGTGAGGGTGGACGGATGGGAATCCGGTATCACTATGGAGATCTGGACGACGTGGTGAACTTGCTCGCCAAGTCACCGCTCACACGCCAGGCGTTCATCCCCATCTGGTTCCCCGAGGACACCGGCAACCTGGATGAGGTACGCGTTCCATGCACCATCGGGTATCACCTCATGATCCGGCATGGCCAGATGCATTGCTGGTACCCCATGCGTTCGTGCGATCTCGTACGCCACTTGCGCAACGACGTGTACATGGCCGGTAGGCTCGTGCAATGGGTGTGCGAACTCCTGAACGACAACATCACGTTTCGAGAGGTCATGCGTGATGGTGTGGTCCCTGGTACGCTGCAGATGACCATCTCATCCCTACACGCATTCGTCGGTGACGATTGGCGATTGCGCAAGCTGTCACGTGGTGACGAGTCGTGAACCGTCCCAACCGTTCGCAAATGTTGATGGGCATTGCTCACATCGTTGCCGAACGGTCCACATGCGACAGACTGATGGTCGGTGCCGTGTTGTCTCGTGATGGCCGCGTGTTGTCCACCGGCTACAACGGAGTTCCGTCCGGTATGCCGCACTGCAATCACTATGCCGATCGATCCGAACCTTGTCTGTCCACTGTGCACGCGGAGGCCAACGCCATCGTGTTTGCAGCACGCCATGGTGTGTCCACACAGGACAGCGTCATGCACGTGACCCATTCGCCATGCATGGTCTGCGCACGACTCATCATCAATGCCGGTATCGTGTCGGTGGTGTGGGGAACGCCGTACCGTGACGTTGCTCCGTTGGAGCTATTGGAACAAGCGGGAGTCGGAGTCATATCACTGTGAACAAACGTCCACCGTTGGTCATTCAACGTTGCGTTATCCATCCGAGAGAGATGGACTGTCAGGCAAGTCATCAGGATTGCGTAGTCGAAACGTTTGGTTACGAATCACCCGAAGTCACGTTTGGCGATGGCACCGAGCCGCCTACCGAACTTCGCCTGCGCACGTATCAATCTCCACGGTGGAGTCGATGAACAAACGTCTGCAACTGGCCGTTCGGAATGCAGCCTGCACCGACTGCAGGATGTCGACCCAGGCAGACCCGCAAGACGTGTGTCTCACTGGGACTGGGCCAAACGACGCACGTCTTGTGATCGTGACCAAGCATGCACAAGGGCCGAAGTCACGGGCTGAGATGGCCGGGTATCTAGAGGAAGCTGGGTTGGCTCCCGACGACTTCATGTGGTGCTCGGCCATCAAGTGCCGTGTATGGGACCTCGACGCTAATAAGACGGATCAGAAAGCTTGCGCACCATACCTACACGCTGAGCTCGAGTTCATCAAACCAGAGTTCGTCCTGTGCATCGGTAATGAAGCGTTGTTCGCCACGGTTGGCAAGTCCGGCATCATGAAGTACCGAGGCCAGGTGTGGGAGGCACATGGTGCTCAGGTCATGGCAACAATCGCTCCCGGCATGGTGGCGCGTAACCCTGGATTCCGCGATGGGTTGATCGCTGACCTACGATACTTCCGATCGCTCATCACCGGAACGGCAGTCACCACCGATCCTCACCACACACCAGGACCGCACCGACGTACGTACGTGGGCACGAAGGACGCCCTCAGAGCCACGCTGACGGCCTTGGAGCACGCGGACGTGGTTTCGTACGACATCGAGTCAACGATGGGTGGAGAGTACGAACCAGGGGCTGCAATCGTGTCCTTGTCGTTGACTGTCGCAACCAAGGCGGGTATGGACTCGGCACACGTATACGAGATCCCGTTGTTCCATCCTGAGTCCCCGTGGCGTCGTGTGTGGCGACGAATTCTCGAGATCATAGGCAAGGTGTTCCATCGCGTCCCCAAGCGTGTGGCACACAATGCGAAGTTTGACACCCGGTGGTTGCGTCACTTCGGCATCCCACAACTGACACCGACTTTCGACACGATCATTGCCACATCCCTCTTGGACGAGAACCGCGTCAAGGGATTGAAGCCGCTCGCACAACAGCTGCTCGGTGCTGATCCATGGGGCATCGACACCAAGGACTTGTTGTCCACACCCCTTGCCGACGTGTTGGAGTACAACGGGCTTGACACATGGCATACGCTCCGACTGTACTACGTGTTGCGTGAACAACTTCTTGCCAACAAACGACTGGCCAAGTTGTTCGTTCACCTCATGATGCCGTTGGTACAAGAACTTGTCGGTATCGAGCAGATCGGGGTGTACGTCGATCAGGAGGTACTGGCCACCAACACGGCTATAGCCAAGTCCACATTGGACGATATTGAAGACAGTCTCGAAGAGTTCCTCCCGGACACGTTGCCTGACGAGTTCATCAAGCGATACCGCAACGGTACCACGGTTGAAGAAATCAACTTCGGTCCATCCAACTTCGCACGGTGGTTCTTGTTCGATCACCTTGGGCTACCCGTACTTGCTCGCGGCAAACGCAAAGACGACGGATCACCAGGCATGCCATCGATGGCCGAGGCCATCATGCTCGAGCTTGCAGAACAACATCCAGCCGCTGCGTTGATGGTTGATCGTGCATTGTGGTTCAAGCGTGTTACTGGGTTCTTCAATCCGTACGCCGAACTGGTGGACAGCAACAGTCGCCTTCATACCACGTTCAAGCCATGGGGTACCGTCACCGGCCGGTTGTCGTCTGGCAAGGAAGACACCGAGAAAATCACCCAACGTGGCAAGCTACGTGGTGTGAACCTGCAACAGGTTCCGCGTGATCCGTTGCTCCGTGGTGTGTTCGGTGCACCACCTGGATCGTCCTTTGTGGAAGCTGACTACAGCCAGATTGAGTTGCGTATCGCTGCGTTCATGGCGCGAGAGCTTACGATGCTCCACTTGTACGCCACGGGCCAAGACATCCATATGGCTATGGCTATGCGGATGACCGGCAAACCAGCATCGGCTGTCACGAAGGAAGAACGTAAGCGTGCTAAGGCGGTGAACTTCGGATTCCTCTACGGCATGGGTTGGGCCAAGTTCATCCTCACCGCGTGGTCCAATTACCAGGTGCGTGTTACCGAGGAAGAGGCGCGCGCATTCCGCAAGACGTTCTTCGACCAGTTCGACCGACTGCCCGCATGGCACGCGCGTCAGCGTCGCTTGGCGCACAAGTACGGGCGTGTCACCACACCTATGGGACGCATCCGCCACCTGCCGGACATCACGTCACCCGATCCGGGTGTTCAGGCTGAAGCCGAACGACAGGCCATCAACAGCCCCGTGCAGGCAATGGCGTCCGACATGGCAGCACTGTCCATGGTGCACATCAACCGCAAGTTCAGGGAAATGGGATTGACCGGCCATCCGGTCGGCCTGGTTCACGATGCCGTCAACTTCGAGATCCCCAACGACGAATTGGCAACCGCACTACCTGTCATCAAGGACACGATGGAGAATCTCCCACTCGAGCGGTTGTTCGGCATCAACCTCGACGTACCGATCATTGCGGATATCAAAGTCGGCACGCACTGGGGTGGCGCACGAGAGCTCACCGTTGATGAAGTCTACGATTGGAAGGCAGCGTGATGGACCGCACATACCTTAAAGGACACATCCTTGTACATCCACGTCCGTACTGGGCGATGAGTAAAGGACCACATATCTCGTATGCAATGCCAGGGGGTGGTCCTGTGTTGAAGACTGAGGTGGGTTGGCGACACATTAACGGTCTCATCTGGAATTGGAACAAGTCGTGCCGGTGGTTCATGTTCCGGAGGGTGTCACGATGATGACAAGCAATGAGAAAAAACGACTACGCCGAGTGCGTATAGAC